TCAGCTTACCAAAGCGTTTGTTATTGCTAAAGCCAACGTAACACTAGCCGTATTAAATGGTTATATAAAAGTACTTGAAGGTTTAATTAAATTTAGAGATGCGTTCAAAGCTAAAATAACCTCAGTGATTGACTCTGTCAAATCGGGTATGACTAGATTAAAAAACGCATTTATTATTGCCAAAGGTAGAGTTACACTAGGGATACTAAATGGTTATATAAAAGTACTTGAAGGTTTAATTAAATTTAGAGATGCGTTCAAAGCTAAAATAACCTCAGTGATTGACTCTGTCAAATCGGGTATGACTAGATTAAAAAACGCATTTATTTTAAAAATGGCTCCTATAGCCGTAAAAATCTTAAATGCACTGGGCCCGTTGGAAATGGCGCTTAGGCGTTATGCGTTCCCTTTCCAGCAATTAGCTGCAACAATAAAAATAAGTATGCTCTCTTTGGGGCAGATGATGATCAAAGACGTATCTAAGGTAGTTATAGCGGTTGCTACCAAACTTATAAATGGTTATGTTAGCGTTTTAGATAAAATTATTAAATTTAGAGATGCATTTAAATCCAAAATAAACTCCGTTGTATCTGTTATAAGAACCGGTATGCTAAAACTTTCTAGAGCATTCCTTGGAGTTAAATTAGCTGGATTGTCCATAGTTTCTTCAGTCTTAAATGGGTACGTTAAAACACTGGAAGGGCTAATTAGATTTAGAGACGCATTTAAATCTAAAATATCGTCCGTTGTAGGAGGAATTTCCAGCGGGTTTACTCGTTTTAGTGAGGCATTTAAATCTAAAGTATCTTCAGCTGTAGGTGCTGTTAAATCTGGTCTTACTAGACTTCGAGCCGCTCTTGTTGGTATGACTTTCTGGAAAGCTGCTACTAGTTACTGGACAATGTTAGACAAAATTGGCAACTCTTTTAAAGCTGCTTTAGGTAGGTTAGTTAGTGGAATTAGTAGTAAAGTCGTACAAGCTTCGACAGCAGTAAAAACAGCTTTGCTACAACTATCTAAAGCTTTTATGTTGCGAGGTAGAAATGCTGTAGCGGGGACTGTAACTGGGTATTCTAATATCATAAGCGGATTAGTTAAATTTAAAGACTCGTTTGTTATTAAAATAAATTCAGTGGTGGCTGCAGTAAAAACTGGATTTTCAAAATTAGCTACGGCTTTTAAAGCAGTTGGTGGAAAAGTCTCTGGTTCATTTTTAAGTAGCTACTCCCAGCTTGTAGATAAATTACAACCTATAGTATCAAAAATAACCCCAATTTTAACTAATTTAAAAAAGAAACTAAAAGATACTTTTAGTATAAAAGGAAACTCCCTGATAGCTGTGGGGCTTAATACCGTAAATACTAAATTAAAAAACATAACTTCTAGTTCAAAACTTGCTCAATCGGCGTTTGGAAAACTTAAAACTGCAATGCACTCTGCATTCGGTCCAGGATCCCCCGTGGTTAAGGCTTTTGCTCCTATGGAGACCGGGATTGCTAATTTAGGTAAAAAAATTGAAAAGCTTACTGGAAGATTTAAAACTTTCTTCAGGGCAAGTAAAAATTATCAGACCGCTTCGTATGCTTCTGGAATAAATCAAGCCTTGGATCAGGCAACAAGTCCTTCTAGAACGATGCAAGTAATAGGGGCAACTGGTAGAGGGCTAGGAACTGCAGCTAGATTTATTGGAAGAAACTCTTTAAAGCTTGTAGGTGGAGGTTCGGGGGCTGTTGCGGGCCTTGGTGCATTGGCTCAAACTGCAGCCACTGCAGGCGACCGAAGCGCAGTATCTACTACTGGAGACGTTCTTATGGCAGTCGGTGGTGCAGTAAGCATGTTTGCTCCGCAAGTTGGTGTGCCAATTATGGTTGGTGCAGCTATAGTTAGCCAAATCGGTAAATCTATGGATGCTGCCGCTGAAAAGGCTAAGCAACTAGCAATTAAAAGTGCCGTTATTAACGTTGCTAATCAAACAAATAGTTCGGCAGCTGTAGCTAACCTTGAAGAGGCCGTTGGAGGAGTTTCAGAAGCTGTAAGATTAGTAAATAAATACAATTCAGGCGGTTCGGGCTATGCCGGGCTATTGTCTGGTGCTCAGGCAATGACTGGAACTACATTTGTAAATAGTGGTCAAGGTAGAGATTTTGTTGGAGCTCTTCAAGGTTCTTTATCGTCTGATACTACACTACTAGCAGCAATAAAAACTAATAAAGCTTTATACCCAGTTATTCTTAGATTGGGTATAGCTATGCAACAACAAAATCAGGGTTTTTATAAAATAAATACAATTCAGGCGGTTCAGCAAAGTGCTTCCAATATTATAACCAAAATTAGCGGAATGCTTGAAAATGACCCTAAATTAACTGCTGCTTTAGGTAAGATTAAAGGGATTGTTGTTACAAATGCTACAGGTACGCAGACGGAATTAAATAAAAAACAAGCAGAGGTATTCCAAACTCTTCTTGTAAACTCTTACGATCTCCAACAAGCACGAATTGCTGCGGCTAATGCTGATTCAGGAGATTCACAGGGCAATAGAGCTGCTTATCAAAATGCTCAGTATGGGCTAGCTAAGGATATTCTATCTGGAGCATATCAAAGCTCTACTCAAGAATATAGAAGACTAGCTACATCTGGGTATGGCTATAAAGAGAACTTCTACGCCAGAGATCCTAGGGACGGTTCTATAGACTATACTAAGACAGTACCTCTTAAAGACCTGATAGCAGTACTAAAGGCTCAAAGCATAGATGCTAAAAACTTAGATAATCCTAGAGCAGCACCTCAGATTGTCATTAAGGGAGATGCAACAGCTGCACAAAAGAACTTCTTTACAGAAGTTAACAAGGCACTAAAACTAGCTTGGGCAAATAGGTAAAATAAGAGGCATACATGGCATACTATAGTAATGGAATAAGTCAAACCACGCAAGCGTTTGAGACTAAATCGGTACACGACGCGTTGCGTCCTATGCCGTACCCGTACGTTACCGGACTAAAACTTGACGGTGATATTCAAATACAAAAGCAAAATTTAGATGGAACTATATCAAGTCTTCTGTTTAATAGCATTGACCCGAGCAACAACGTTGTTTGGGTGTGTACCGACATAGATGGTTGGTGGGAGCTTCCAAACGCTGAGGTGCCTGATATTCCTCGCGGTCTTGATGATGGCTCATACGATGTACGTGGGCGCTGGACTGTCCGTGAGCTTACATTCCAAGGGTCTATTCTTCCTCCAGACCCGTCATACCTACCTGCAGCGCGTGATCAGCTTGCTAAGATGTTTGACTTAGTGTACTCTGGTGGTTGGTTGTTTGTCAAAGAGAGTGTTGTAAAAGCTGCTTATATCAGACTTGAAGGTCAACCAGATTTTACAGTAAGAAATGCTAGAGGTAGAGTAGATTTTAGCGTAACCCTTCGAGCAGTAAACCCTATAAAGTTTGATTGGTACAACTCTACCAATAAAAACTACACTAGCTGGCCTCCAACTTTTGATCCAACAAACGATACAAAAATAGGTTACACAATAAAATCATCTACTGATGTCACAAACCCCTTAACTTTTGATGGATCAAATAATACTATAGTTAATCAGGGGAATACCCCTGTTGGCGCAATATTTAAAATAACTGGCCCTATGACCGCTCCAGCAACCATTACCAATACAACTACTGGTAAATCTATAAAGATTATTCAATCTTTAAGATCAAACACGTATAGCACAAGTAGTGCTGGAACCACCATTACCGATAAGCAATGCTTGGCCGGGTTTGCAACATTAACTTCCCCTAATCATGGATTTTTTGCAGGTGATACCGTAACTATAGCTGGAATCGATTCTGTTTTTAATGAAACTAGCCCTGTCACACTAACATCCGTCAGTACTAACTCATTTACTTATGCAAATCCTATTACCACCGTGACTAGTATTGCGCTTTCTGCTGGAGTAGCTACCGTAACGTGCGCTGCGGCTCACGGATTGTCTACAACCGACAAGGTGTATATTTCTGGTGCGGGTAATGCCTCATTTAATGGCGAGCAGACGGTTGCTTTAGCGTCAGTTGGTGGGGACAATAAAAAGTTTACTTTTTCAACCGGTCTCAGCGGGTCTGGAACTTATTATGGTGGGAGTATTTCTAAGCAAGTAGTGTCCACGGCTACAAACCCAGCTACCAGTATTGCCACTCTAAGTGTTGCTGATACCCTAGAACTTGATACATACAATACAACCGTACTATATAGAGGTATTCCGGATGGCTCTAGATCTACATTAGATGCTAATATTTCTTGGATAAAGCTAAATCCAGGGAATAATATATTTACGTTCACCCAAACAGGCACATCTACAACTCCTGTAGTAACTGTAAAATATAGATCTGGCTGGATAGGGTAAAATAGTCTTTAGAGACGATTGGACGTGATGATATAATGTCAGAAGTAAATCTTGTACCCATTACAAGCACTAATGCTCCTCGCTACAAGTACTACACTGTGGACATACTTAGCAATAAAATCATTGGTGAAGTGCCATTTGAAGATGTAAATTACGAGCTCGCTCTAAAGCAGGCCGGCATCTTTGATGGGAAAATTACTGTGTCTGAGCAAACTGATAATTTAAATCTCTATAATGCAACACTTCCCGGTAAAACTGCGTTATTTGTTCTAAGGGATGATCAGTGTGTTTGGGGCGGCATTATTTGGGGAAGAACTTATGATATGGTTGGAAGAAGTCTGTCTATATCTGCTTCAGAGTTTACTAGCTACTTATCTCATAGACTAATTTGGAAAACAAAATCTTACTCTTACTCTGCCACGCTAACTAAAAATAAACAGTTGTCTAGTAACACATTGGTTCTTTTAGATAGGCCTATGGATACACCTTTGGAGGTCGCCACTGACAATAAAATTAACTATGTGTACGTAGAGTTTACTACATCGGCTCAAATGAAATATAGTGACTACTACCCTTTAACTAGCAATCCGACTGAACCTGGTTCTACAATGTTCTGGTTAAATATACCGTCTCTTCCTAATGGAGTTTACGAAAATGTCAGCATAACGGCTAAGGTGGATACTTATCAATACATTAGAAACATCCTAAGTGATGTTTTTAATGACTATATTGATATAAATTTTGCTAATGAATTTGCCGAAGCAGGGGTAAGAATTCCTGTAACTGCTTCCACTAAAAATCTTGTAGTGTCAAATAAGGATGCAAACAACTATGGCACAGCTGGAGTGGCCACCATAACTACGACAGAAAGTCACAACTTTGCAGTCGGTCAAAGAATAGAGCTAGCTAATATAGACCCCACTCTAAATGGTACTCAAACAATCTCTGAGATTTTAAATCCGTATACTTTTAAATTTAATGTGTCTAATCCTCAAACTATAGATAAAGATGGCAATAAAGTTCCAGTGTATTTAAAGGATATTGCCACTACAAGTATGTCAGAAGTAAAAAACTTTATTCAATATAGAGAAATAGCGCCTTGGCCACCGCAATATATTACAAACATAAGTAGAGCTGCTGGAGTAGTTACCCTTAAATTTTCTAATCCACATGGTTTTTCTATGGGGTATTCAATAATCATAGATACTGAAGACAAAGCCCCGGTAATGTTTAAAATTAACAGCACCGACACAAAAAAAACTAATACCGTTTCCTATAAAACTGACGATGTTGCGCCTTTTATTTCAGCCATTATTGATGAAAAAACTATACAAATAACCGACTCTAACTATTCTGACACAAAATACGACATTAAAGAAGAGAGTTCAAAAGTTGGCGATAGCACTAAAAACTATGCCACCCTTTCAGTGCCCATTAAAAGACTTAAATTATATCTAAAAGGTTCTCACGGATTTACTAATAAAGATGAAATAAAAGTTGCAAACGTTGATGGATTAAATTGGACTGCTCCTCTATACAACGGGTATGTAACTTTAGATGAGGTTGATGATGGAATAGATGTCCCTATCTATGCTCGTAGTAAGGCTGATAACAGCGTTAGATTATATTTTTCAGCGTCTAATTTTGATGCTTTTAAATTAAAAGTTGGAGACACTATTGAGGTAAATTTTCCTAGCACAGCTTTTGATGGAGAGTATATGATTGAAAATACTGGAACCGATCCAGCTCGTTCTAGTTTATATTACATTGAATACTCTAAACCTGGGGCTGATGTGGCATATGCCGTAGCTGGTGGATCGGCTACTGTAACTAAATCTGGAAATTCTTGGATTAATTTCTACAGTCCGTATGAGCTACAACAAGACACTGATGTAGAACCAGATGCTGTCAGCACTATTCTAAGTAAAGACTACTACACTAGTGATAAAAACAATACTGCAACTGTAACTATAACTACCAAACAGAGGCATAATATCGGTGTTGGTGATACAGTAACTATTAAATTAAATCCAACTAATGCAGATAAATCCGCCCAAACGCACTATGCCCCTAACAAGGCTTATACCGTTACAAATACCAATCCCGGTGCTAATAAGTTTTCATATAGAATAACTGAAGTAAAAGACAAAAAAGATTTTTTTGGCTCTCCTCAGACAGGCACTGTAACTAGAACTAAAACTAAAATAGGTGCTATAGTTACAAGATCTGCCTCAATACAGTCTGTAAAAACCGAAGGCACCGTTGCAACCATAACTACGGGGGGTAGAAACCCGTTTATAGATGGTGACTATGTAGTTATCTCTTTTAACGGTACATATTACGATGCTTTTGAGAATGGGGGAACCCCAGTTCAAGTTTTTGATTGTACTGACTATACTTTTTCTTATAGAACTACAGCCACTCTTCCGCCGCAAAAGGGAGCTACTATAGGGTCTGTAGTGTCTGGGGTGGATGGTAACTCTAACCCTATTCTAACTTTTACTACTGCTTCTGTCTCTGAGTCTGTGTCCGTAGCTAGGACGGTATCTATAAACTCTGTAACGTCTTCTAACCCATCGCTTCCGGTATTCCAAACTACAACTAATCATAATGCCACTGTCGGTGAGAAAGTAACTCTATCTGGATTTACTCCATCGTCAACTACTACCACCACAGCCGCTGCTGTCACCCCAAACATTTCGTCTATAACCTATAACGATAAAACTGGAACGCTAGTTGTCAAACTAGCAACAAATCATAACTCTCCAGATGTGGGATCAGTTGTAACTGTCGCTGGTCTTGTTTCTGGTACTTATAACGGAAACTATCAAAAACTTACAAAGTTTAATGGTTCTGGGATAACTGTCAAGGAAGTTCCAGACAATAGAACTCTTCATTTACAGTATAAAACTGGAACTAATACTACTTTTTGGAAATCCATAACGGGAGCATCAGGAACCATAGCTTGCCCGGCAAAAACTTTAACGACATATAATGTTCCTAACGTAGGAGTATTTAACATAGAAGCAACTGTTGCATCAATTGTAGATGCTACGCATTTTACAATCAGTTTACCTGCCCATACCGGTGTTTTTGGTGCCACTTCAGTTTCTGCCTCTGCGGCACTTAAAGGATTTATAACTGCAACATCTAAGCATGGGTTAGCGGTTGGAGATTTAGTTACATTTAAAAACTTTATAAATGAAAAAGTCCCTAGCTATGGTGGAAATGTGCCTTTTGAAACTCTTAACGACACTGCGTACAAAGTCACTTCCGTAACTTCAGACTCGGTATTTAGTATAGTTAGTCCGTTTACTAAAAAAGACGGCTCTGAGTATAGTTTTACTTCATACACCCTAAGTAATAGCCCTTACATAAGCATACCAAACTCTATTCCCGCTGGGCAAGTGTACATGGACTATAAACCTACTACTCCTAATATTAAAGATGTTACTCATATAACTAGATCTGTATCAAATTCTAGGAATATCACGGCTACGGCAATTGACCATGGCTTGGATGTTGGAGACTACATTACTTTGTGGATTCATAGCAAACAAGGAGCAGCACTAAATTCTTCAAACAGTCAAGTTAAAGTTAATTCTGTGCCAGATAGCAACACTTTTACATACACCATTGGTGGGAGTAGTCCGGTGGACACCGGATATATTGAAGTTGTTTCTAACATTGCTACTGTTTATTTTGATAAAACAAAATCTAATCCGTTTTTTATTGGAGATACCGTAACTCTTAGTAGTTTTCCATCTCCCTACAATTCAGCCTTTACGGGTACAAAAACAATAACTGGCTCTGGGCCAAATAGTGTTTCTTTTTCGGTTACATATGCAAAAGGAAAATATACACTAAGTAATTCTGGCACATTAACTTTAGCTACGCCAGTTGCTTTTGATTCGGATGTCACTGGTGTTGTTGTTCCAGCTCCTATGGTTGTTAGGTCTCCTACTGTGTATGCAAGAACTTATGGAGAATATTCCAATAATTCAAATATAGGTATAGGATTTGATGATAATGCTCATAGTTCAATCAAACTTAGGACTGAGATTATTAGGGGTAGCGACTTAGTAAATGTTGCTGATTTATTGGAAAGGTATACAAATTTTGTAGACGGTTTTGATTACCGTATTGAGTGCGGATTGTCTGAGATTGGTGGGGTAAAGCAGTTTACAAAAACTTTTACAATAATTCCAATTACTCCTCCAACTTTAACTGATTATTTAGAATCTCTACCGGCTCAAACCGATCCATTGACTAGACAGGTGGTTCATAAGTTGGCTCCTGGACAGGTTGTAGACCCTAGTATTTTAGGAGCCAATAAAGTTGTATTTGAATATCCTGGAAATATTCAAAATATAAATCTAGCTGAAAATGCTGAAAGTTCTGCAACAAGAATATTTGTATCTGGAAACTCTGAGGCTTTAGGTGGAGATGCTAAATATGCCGCTGCAGTGTCTGAAGATTTGCTAAGAGCTGGTTGGCCTATTTACGATAGGACGGAAAAAGTAGATTGGCCTATTACCGATCCGACAGTTATAAATGTGGACAAATGGGGTCAGTTTGATGCTGAGATTGATTTCTATACATCAGCTAAAAAATATGTAGCTGAGTCTAGACCCCCAATTGGTAATTTTATTATCACTGTAAATGGTTCTTTAAATCCTGTTGTAGGTTCGTATAAACCAGGGCAATGGTGCACTATCAACGTAACGGATAAATATATTAAATCTAGATTAGCTAGCTCGCTTGAGCCTAGAAAAGATGTGATTGTTAGAAAAATTGATTCTATACGAGTTTCTGTTCCAAATAACCCGGCATTCCCTGAGCAGATAGAGTTATCTTTAGTTACAGATTGGCAGGTTGACAAAATTGGCGAATAAAAGAGTAAGAAGAAATGCAGATTTTTCAGCATATATTGCTGCAGCTAATCAGGACATTATTGACTTAAAAAATAGAAATAAATTATCTTCAATAGCCGATTCTTCTATTACTGGCGATAAGTTGTCGTCCACTGTTCAGCTAGTCACTAATTCTATTCGGAGTAGTGACTATATTCCTGGAGAAGTTGGTTGGTCTATAAATGGTTATGGGACGGCAGAATTTGCCAATGTTTTTGTTAGAGGAAACATTAATGCTGAGACTGGAACTATTGGTTATTGGAACATAAGTAATCCAGCCGTTGAGCGTTATGTGGGGTCCAGTAGGCTTTTTGGTACATTCTTAGAAAGTTCTGACTTTGGTGGAACTGATAAAAATATAACTTCTGGAACTTACGTCGGTCTTTTTAAATCGTACACAGACACTCCAACTGCAATAACCGATGTTTATAGGGAAAACAATGTGGCTACAATAACGTGCCCTAATCATACATACCAGCTAGGTGATTATGTATTTGTTTCTGTAACGACAAACACTAGTTTAAATTCTCCTACATCTTTTAGAATTATCTCTGTATCCTCTGATACCATCTCTTTTGTTAGTTCTGGTTCTAATATTGGTGATGTGCTCACAAAAACTCCTGTTAATGATACTGGCTACGTTTCTTTATCTAATAAAGACATAGCTGGTCTATATATTAGAGATTATGGAAAGCAAATCTTAGATTATGGATATTTTTCTACAGAGGGCATCGCGTATTCTTCAGCATCTCCTGTAAATTATGTACTAAATCCTAGCTTTGAGACTGGAGTAACTTCCGTATACAACACAGCTAGCTGGAGCTTTGCCGGAACGTCAGGAAGCTCTGGAAGAGTTTATGAAGGGTTTGATTTTAAGGGTCAAGTGCTTACTTATGCTAGCCATAGCACATATGGATTATCGTACTCTTCTGCTAACACAGCTTTTGATAGTTCTTACTATGCAAAGGTTGCAATTGATTATGAGTCCGCGGTAAATAATGGCCACCTAGCTGCTGGTAAAAATATGTATCTTTCTGGGGATTTATATTTTGAGAATGTTTTTGAAGGTCAGGGACCGCTGGTGCAAAGCGTTACAGCAAATGCTACGACCCTTGTCGTCACTACAACTGCTACTTATACCAATATTACCACTGGCGATATTGTATATTTAGATTTAAGTTTATTGGACTCGGCTTCTGTTGATTTTGCAACTGGGTCTGGCACAAAAGATACTACCCACACTGTTCTAAACACCCCAAACAATACAACTATATGGCTAGACAACACTAGAAACGTTGCTCCTACCGGTTCTTTAGCCGTTGGAGCTAAAACATACAGTGATGGGACAGATAGGCCTAAAGCTATATACAGAAAAAACTTAGGTCAAAAAGTTTCTGCACTAGAAGCGATATATAAAACTGCCGATATCACTAACGTCACTGGCAATGGAACTACAGTTACTTATACAGCTGCTAATACTTTTGCTGCGAATGATGTTGTATCTATTACTGGAGTGTATCCAGCTGTCTATAATCTTACAGATGTTAAGATTGCTACAGCCAACGGCACCACATTTACGATAACTAATGGCGTAACTGGGACATTTATTTCGGGCAGTAGCGATACTCCAACTGCAACTGTTTCCCAATTAAAAATGACGGCAACAAATCACAGATTTACTACCGGAGATAAAGTTTATTTAGATTTTAGTGCTCTGGATGTCGATCAATTTGACCAGTACTGGACTATTAATTATTTAAGTCCATATTTTCGTATATTTAAAATATATAATATAGTTGGATCTACTATTTATTTAAAAAATGGAAAAAATAGACAACCATCTACATCTTCATTGACTGTCTATAGTAGATCTTCTTCAGGAGTATCTAGGCCAATTGCAGCATATAAAATAGTAGATGCTGCATATAATCTTAGAAATCTGAAAATTGAATTTTCTAATGGGGCAACGACTGCTATAGAAAATGTCGTTTCTGCAGCCACTCTTTCTGCTTGGGCAAATACGGCTCAGCCTTATAATGAATACTGTTTCAATGATATTGAAGGTAATTTTGATTCAAACCTAGCTCTAACTGGTGCTAGCTCTTACACATTTGACCCTATTGAAGTGGATTCAAGCAAACTTATGTCTCAGTATCAATCTTTAGATTCTACTGGATACACTGCAGCTAGCCCAATTTACTTGAGAGTTTATCCATATTTATATGAAAACTCTTATACTGAAAGTATATCTCCCATTCAGACTGTAAGTTCTAGCATATACACAACGCCGTCTTCGACTCAATTTGTTGGTCTGACTTTAGATAACTTTATGTTCTCTAGTCAAACTCAGTTTTTTTATGGAGACACTTCGTCTTCTAGCTTAAGCAACTCATTGACATCTTTGTCGGCTTGGTCCGGAACTCCTGGAGCTTCATATTCCATATATACCCCTAAAAAATGGATAGATATAAACCTAGACACTCAAAAAGCAACTATGTCATATATGGATGCTATCTCTTACACTCCTAATAGCGGTCAACCGTTGATATCTAATCCTGTTGTCGGAACTCTAACTAGTCTATCTGCTTTAGATATCTACGGAAATATGTTTTCATCATATGGTACATCAAAGGCAAGTGCTATAACTTTTAACAAGTCTTTTGGTGACTATAGTTCTCTTATTGCATCCAGTGGTAGATATAAGCTTTCCGTGTTTGATGGTTCTTGGACTACTGAATCTAAAACTCAACATATAGCCTCAGATTCAGCAGTTGGATATGACATTGTTGCATCAAAAGTGTATGCCAGATCTTCTGACGGAACCGACCCAGACTCTCTATCTAGAATCGCTAGTGCTGGAGTTTGGGTAGATTCTTCGAATCAAGCTACTTTCGATGTTTTAGCAGACAAAACTGTATTTAGGGATTATCAGGATAATCCTAGTTTTTCTACTGGGTATACTATTGATAATCGAAAAACTCTTATTGACAATGACCCCGACACTGCTATTCATGCCGGACACATGTTCTCTAGTGATAATTCTACAACAACTAGCACAACTATGGGTAACGGTTCTGTAGGGTTATCGGGGTATTTTAGAACCCCCGCCTCCGGGGCATCTATGATTTATTTCTCTTTGCGAGGCCTTAGCTCAAACGCTGCTGGATCTATTTATGGGTCTATAAGAATTAGAGATGGGCTGGATTCTAATGGTGTAGTGACTACTGTTGGAACGGTTAGACGAGAAGCTTCTATAACTAACTCTGCTCAGTGCAGTGGAACTGTGGCTAGCACTGCCGCAACCATGTTCTTATTTACTGGACAACCAAATACCTTATATAGAATATTATTTTTAATTCAATCTAATAGCGCATCCTACACTGCTACAGCAGCTGATAGAATGATTGCAATCGTACCAATAAGCTAGGAAAATATGTACAATATAATAAAATTAGATAAAGAAGACGGATCTTTCGAGTTTTTAGTTGTTGATATGATAACTGGAGCTACAGTATCCACTCATCAAACATATCAAGAAGCCCTTGATACTGCCCAAACTTTAAGATAATTAATGGCTTAAAAATAGTGTAGAATTCTACTATACGTAACTACACATAACAAGGAGAAAAAATGACAGAAGAGCAGAATCAAATTGCCGTTCTAAATAACGTATTAACAATTACTCGTGACCAGCTAGCTAGGTCTATGAATCTGAATGCTGAACTAGAGGCCCTTTTGGCTATGGAGCAGGCTAAAACTAAAGAACTAGAAAACACCGTTGCTGAGCTAACTGCTAGCGATTCAAAAAAGTCAGATAAATAAAATGTTTGAAGTTAGAGATGGATCCAGAACACTACAGTTTAACGGTGTTCTACTAAGTGAATCCACCTCTTGGAGAAAAGGTTCTACTCGTTGGATTGAGTTTACACTTTATAAAACTGAGAGTGGTTCCTATATACTGTCTAGGATTGGTGTATCTTTGGTGTACCACACTGCTTCATGTGCTCTGGTTAAACGATATGGCCTACAAGAAGTGGTAAGCACTGGTTTACATAAAAATTCTGTTTCATGTGAAGATTGCGGTGCCACCAAAGACGCTAATATAGTCTTTCCTGAAAAAAGTAGATACTGGTCCCAAGTTAGCGATGAACCTGTTGCTGTATTAGATGCCCTTTATAAATTTGATGAAGGTGGAGCTAGGTATCTAACAAAGGTTGCCCAAAGGCTTCTTGAAGATGCGTCTGACGTAGATTCTGGTATAGAATCTGTGTACAGAATAGAGATAATCCCTTAAAAGAAAGTATATATGGAAGATCAAGGCGATAATCAACCCCTGTCTTTGGACTCTGGATTTACTAGTATGGACATCGCTGGAGTCGAACTTCATGAAGTCTATATTGCTCTTCAACGTGCTGGATTTGACAAAAAGGAAGCTCTCTATATAATTGGAGTTACAGTATTCTCTGGAGCTATGGCACCATATAAATATGATGACTCAGAGTTTAATGACATAGGTGATGATGACGGAGATTTTGATTCACTGACCTAAGTAATAACTTTTAAGGACGAAAATGACAACTGGTTTAGGAAACGTACAGCTAAATCTAATAAATAGCGTAGCCGAAGCTGAGAAATTTATTTCTTGGTTAGGTGAGCGTAGACCACACGATGCTATTGCAATTGACACGGAAACGGGTGAGCTTCCGGGCAGACCTCGTGCCGATGCGCTATCACCTTGGCATGGACGCCTACGCCTTGTGCAGGTTGGCGACGGACAGACTGGGTGGTCTATCCCTTGGGATGAGTGGTCTGGTGTTTTTTATGAAGCCATGAATAGATTTGATGGACCTATTGTGTGCCACAACATTGCATTTGAAGCTCGCTGGTTTGATGTTCAGTCTCGCTGGGACATTCCCTGGCATAGATCCCATGACACTATGATCATGGCTCAAATTATTGACCCTCTAGGGTCTGGTGCATTAAAAAAACTTACATCTCAATATGTGGATCAAAAAGCTGCTCAGTTGCAGTCTGTATTAGATCAGGAGCTGGCTAAAAATGGTTGGACATGGGGAACTGTGCCAACAAATTTTGAGCCATATTGGGCTTATGGTGCTCTCGATACTGTCCTTACTATGAAACTTTTTGAACAGTTTTGGGAAAAGTGCGGTCCTGGAATGCCTTACAATCAAGCTTATGAGCTTGAGATGGCTGCTCGTAAAGTTGTTACTAGGATGGAACTAAATGGTGCTCGTATAGATTTAGACTATTCTAAAAAGAAATACGACGAACTTGTTCAATACACAGAGCAAGTTAAAGATTGGGGTAGGGCTCAGTATGGGTTATCTATCACTAGTAATATTCAGCTAGTTAAAATTTTAGAAAATCTTGGTGCTGAAATTACGGAGTTTACCCCGTCTGGTCAAAAGTCTGCATCAGCAGATCAGATGAAAAAACTCCTTATCGATGGTTCTCCAGAGGTTAAGCAACTAGCCGATGTTGTGCTAAAACAACGTAAAGCAGATAAGTTGGCTAACACATACTTTAAGAACTTTATTGAAGATAATGTAAATGGTTTTGTTCATCCGTCGGTAAAAACTCTAGGTGCTCGTACTGGCCGTATGTCAATCACTGCCCCTGCTCTACAGACTCTTCCTAAGGGTGATGATACTGTGCGTCGTGCGTTCTTGCCTAAGGATGACAATCATGTCATTATTACTTCGGACCTTGACCAAGTAGAGTTCCGAATGTTCGCATCTCTATCAAAAGATCCAAACCTAATCTCTCTATTCAACCTTGCTGATGCAACCGGCTCAGATCCGTTTACTGAAATCGGCCGTGAGATTTACCAAGACCCGTCAATGATGAAGTCTGACAAGAGACGTAGTCTTATTAAGGGAGTAGTCTACGGACGTCTTTATGGGGCTGGAGTGGCTAAGCAAGCACTAACTGCTGGTGTTCCAGAGGATCAGATGCGTTCTGTGTCTGATGCATTTGATTTACGTTTTCCCGGCATGACTCTGTTTCAAAAAGAAGTGGAAGATATCGGTATGCGCAGGCTTCGTGCTGAGGGTCAGGGTTATGTGAATACTTGGACTGGACGTCGCTTGCCTTGTGATGAAGACAGAGTGTATACTCTTGTTAACTATTTAATTCAAGGTGGTGCGGCCGAAGTGTTTAAAGCAAATCTAGTTAAACTAGATAAGGCAGATTTAACTGAACTTTTGATTGTCCCAGTTCATGACGAAATTGTATTGAATGCTCCGCGCGAAGATGCAGAAGAAATAAAACAACTTGTACGTCAATGTATGACTACTACTGAGGGATGGGCAGTACCCCTAACTGCTGATGCTGATGGACCGCTAGAGAACTGGGGAGAAAAATACCGCTAATGACACGTTTAATACTTTCAGTAGATCCTGGCAAGGCTAGTGGAGTTTGCCTATTTAAATGGGAAGATGATAAAGAACCTGAAATGCTCTGGTCTGGAGAGTACCAGCAACACGAGTACGCAGACCCTATACGTAGAGCTTTTTTATATGCTAGGGGGACAGAGACTAGATTAGAAGTAGTCTGCGAAAGATTTACTATTAATGCTCAAACAGTAAGAAACTCTCAGGCTCCGTATTCACTAGAGCAAATTGGAATCTTAAAGCAAGTTATGCTGGATTACGGTAGAGCCCCAGAAGATATCTATTTTCAAACTCCAGCTGATGCTAAAGCTATGTTTAACAATGAAAAGATTAGAATCTTGGACTATTGGCACCGTGGTGGAGAGGGTCATGCACTTGATGCAATACGACACGCCCTACTAAGATTAGCTAAAAGTGGCTGGATTCCAAGGAAATTACTAAAATAATGTAGATACTATACATTTTTGGGAATAATATTTCCTTTTTTGTGTTAGTATGTATGTAATGACGAAAGGATGGCATTATGCCTATCAGTGTTGAACTAGACCAAACCAACACACACATTTTAATTACAGCCGATTGGCGATTTAAAGAACTATGTAAAAGCTTACCTGGAGCTTCCTATGACTCTAAAACTCAACTATGGAGAGTGCCAACTTCTTGGTCTTCTTGCTTGGCTTTAAGGTCAACGTTTAGAGATGAACTTGTTATAGGCCCTGCTCTATCAAAGTGGGCTGCTAAAGAAAAACTAGATAGGATAGACCCATCCAATGCTCTACGCGATCTGGAAGAACTTCCAGATGGCGAGGGCGATCAAGATCTTTTCCCACACCAGCGTGCGGGAGTTAAATTTCTGGCCACAGCTAAGCGTGCCCTGCTTGCTGACGAGCCGGGTCTTGGTAAGACTGCTCAGGCAATCCGTGCTCTAAAAGCACTACAGGATCAAGGTGAAGCTGTATTTCCAGCCTTGATTGTTTGCCCGAATACTCTTAAAAAGAACTGGCAACGTGAGTTCGCTAAGTGGTGGCCAGAATCTGGTTTAAATATTCAAGTTATTAAAGGGACTGCTGCTCAGCGTCGTAAGCAGTTTGAAGAAGAGGCTGACGTGTACGTTATCAACTGGGAGTCTTTAAGGTCTCACTCACGATTAGCACCTTATGGCTCTGTTGCTTTAGCTCGTTGCCCTGAGTGTAAGGGTTTGGATGACAAAGTTACTGAAGCTAGGTGCGAAGTTCATCAACGTGAGTTGAACACTATCGACTTTAAATCGGTTATTGCTGACGAGATGCACCGTTCTAAAGAGCCTAAGTCTAAGCAGACTCGTGCTCTATGGGCAGCTACTGGAGATGCAGAGATTCGTTTTGCCTTAACTGGTACTCCAGTTGCAAACAATGTTTTAGATATGTGGTCTATTCTTCACTGGATTTCTCCTCAGGAATGGCCTAGCAAGGGTAAGTGGATTGACCGTATGGTTGATACAATGCTGAATGCTTTTGGTGGAATGATGGTTTTAGGTGTAAAGCCTCATATGGAGCAGGAGTTCTATTCTTCCATCCATCCTCGCATGCGTAGGATGTTAAAGGCGCGTGTACTTCCATGGCTACCGGAAATGATGTTTGAGCGTCGCGACGTTGAGATGTCAGCTAAGCAGGCTAAAGCTTATAAGGATATGCGTGACAATATGATTGCAGAACTTGAGAACGGGGGTACAGTTGTAGCCCCTAGTGTTTTGACTCAGACCATTCGTCTATCTCAGTTTGCTAGTTCATTTGCTGAAATGACAGTCGATGAAACTACTGGTGAACCTAAAGCTATTTTGTCAGAGCCATCCTGTAAGGTAGATGCTGTTATGGATGATATTAAAGAGGGCGACTTCGGAGATGATAGTGTTGCTGTTTGTGCCGTATCTCGTCAGCTCATTGAATTGTTGAGTGCACGCCTAACTAAAGAAGGTATTGCTCACGGTCTAATCACCGGTGCCCAGTCGGAAGACGAGCGTCAGAAGTCTATCGATGATTTTCAATCTGGTAAGACTAAGTGGATTTTATTTACTGCACAGGCGGGTGGTGTGGGTGTCACCTTGACAGCAGCTCGCAGACTTGTTATGCTACAAAGACCATGGTCACTTGTTGACCACAAACAAGCTCTTGATCGTATCCACCGCATTGGTTCTGAAATCCATGACTCAGTAATTATTATGGACTATGTGACCGAAGGTACTATCGAGGAGCGCGTGATCCAAGTTCTAGAAACTAAAGCGGACAACTTTGAGCAGATTGTCCGTGACAAAGATAAACTATTGCAGTTGCTAAAAGACGATAAGGCAGGTAAGCTATAACTATGAATGACGAAACTACAAAAGAAGTACTACCATACAGACTCTCTAACTCAGAGATTCAGGTATTCAAGGATTGCCGACGTAAGTGGTGGCTAAACTACTACCGTCGCCTACAGCCAAAGCAAAAGGACTATACAGGTGCTCTTGCTCTTGGCTCTCGTATCCACGAGGCATTAGACCAATACTACTCGTCTAACGGTGAAGTTGGTTTGTTGGATGCTCATGCTAACCTTGTAAAAAAGGACATGGAAACTCTAGTAAAAGAATACAGAGACACCTCTGACTTGGAATCAGAAGCTGAACTTGGTCGTATCATGCTTGAAGGCTATCTACAGTGGATAGAAGATGAAGGTATTGATGCTGAGCTCGATATGATTTCTACTGAAGAGATTATTGAAATGCCAATGATGGATGGAGAAGTTATTCTTCAGGGTAAGCTGGATATGCGTGTTCGTCGCAAGATAGATGGCGTTCGTATGTTCCGTGACTTTAAAACTGTTGGCGGATCGTTCTCTGACTTTGCTAATCAGGCTCAAATGAATGAGCAGATTTTAACTTACATGCTACTAGAATCTGCTCAGAACAAAGAACCTGGCGAACGTTCTGAGGGTGGTATTTTTACCATGCTTAAAAAAGTAAAGCGCACAGCTAATGCGAAACCGCCTTTCTATGAGCAACTTGAAGTTCGCCATAATGTTTTCACTATGCGTTCGTTTTGGCAACGCATTCATGGTACTATTAGTGATCTAATGAGTGTCAAGAAGTCTCTTGACTCTGGTGCAGATCCTAACTATGTGGCGTACCCACGCCCAACTAAAGACTGCAAATGGAAGTGTCAGTTCTACACTATCTGTCCTCTAATCGATGACGGTAGTGCTGCTGAAGCTGCTATTGAACAGATGTATGTGGTTTCTGACCCATACGGTTATTACGGTAAAGATGAAGAGAAGAAAGGTAGTGAGTGATGTCAGACGTACAACGTTCTTTGACTATCATGGTCTACGGTGAATCAAAAGTTGGAAAGTCCACCTTTGCGGTCACTGCACCATATCCACGCCTAATGCTTGACGTTGAGGGCGGACATAGATTCCTCCCAATCAATGTGAAGTATTGGGATCCAATGCGCGAGGAGCCACCAGTGGCCGACGGCACTTGGGACACAGTTGTAGTTCAGGTTCGTGACTACGACGTCGTTATGAAGGCATTCCAATGGCTTCAAAGCGGTAAGCACCAGTTCAAATCCTTAATCATTGACTCGATTTCCGAGTTGCAGGTTAAGTGTATGGACAACATTGCTGGCACCGAGCAGATGAAGATGCAACAGTGGGGCGAACTACTTCGCCACATGGGTGCTCTACTTCGCGACTTGCGTGACCTTACAATGCACCCAACTCAGCCTATTGAGGCTGTTGTTCTCACAGCTATGGCTCGTAGGGGTCAGGATAATATTATGCATCCTTACCTACAGGGTCAACTTGCAATCCAAGCACCATACTTTTATGATGTTCTTGGTTACATTGCTAATGAGACCATCCCAAATCCAGACCCAACCCAGTTGCCCTACAAGGCGCGTCGTATGTATGTGGAACGTACAGATCAGGTTGAAGCTGGAGAACGTGTTCAGGGTCGTCTCGGCAAAATTGTCGAACAAGGTGACCTTGGAATTGAGCGTATGCTCGACATGATTTTCGGTGTAAAAACCGAGAAGAAGAAGTCTTAGGACTTCTCAACCCACCCCTAACAGTTAAGGAAATAATACAGTGAGTTCACTGAATTGGGCCGATCTTGTAAAAGACGCCGGCGAGGCCACCGGCAACTACGAGCCACTACCAGATGGAGATTACGATCTTCAGGTGGTAGAGGCTCCAGCAGGTACTACCAGCACTGGTAAGACCATGTTCAAGCTAAAGGCAAAGGTAGTTACTGGACCTTACGCTAATCGCTTTATCTGGGACAACATTACCATCTCACCTGAGAACAAGAATGCCCTTGGTATCTTTTTCTCTAAGATGGCTGCCCTAGGTATCCCTCGTGAGTTCTTCACGAATAACAACCCATCAAACGCCCAGATTGAAGCAGCTTTGGCTGGTAAATCTTTCCGCGCTCAGATCTCTTCAGAAGTGTATCAGGGTGCTAAAAAGAACAAGATTGGCCGTTACTACGTTGGGTCTGTAAGCCCTTCAGCGCCTGCTGTAGCCCCTCAGGCTACAACTGCGGGTGCTGCTGTGCCACCTCCTCCTCCGGCCCCTAGCGGCCCTGGAGTGCCACTGTCTGCCCCTGCAGACGCACCGTTCTAGTAATGGTTAGCGGGGCATCGCTCGAAAGGGCGGTGCCCCTATTTACTGATTAAGGATATATGTCAAAAATTTTATTAACTGGGATGACGGCTGCTCAGGCCTCTCCGTCTGCAAATAACAAAAACCTACAGTTTGCTGGAGTTTTACATAGGGTGCTCACTCGTCTAGGTCACGAGGTTATATGGGCTGACCCAGAGCTTTCTTATAATACAGAGTCTTTATCTTCATTTGATTCAGTTTTAGTTGGTGTTAGTCCAATAAGTAGTCTTAGTGCCAATAGAGTCTACGGTGCTTTAAATATAATTAATCTTCTATGGGGCTCGGACAAATTAACTCTATTTGTAGATGCTCCTGGCACATATCAAATCTCGGCTAGTCTTAAATCCTTGGAGTTGAACCCAACTTCTTTGCTAAAGCAATTCTATTCATATAGAAAAGGGTATAAAGACGTACTTTCTGATATTTCATTGTCTAGCAACATATATAGCGCGGTCACAAAGCTTACAAACGAGCGGTGGCCTACTACTATATATCCCAAACTACCTTGGAAATCGGATAATGATATTAGATTTTTAAATCCTAAAAACATTTATTCTAATTTTATTGGCTTAAACTTCGATGAAATTTTATTACTAGATTTTACGTATTCTGATGAAAAACGAAGTAAGTGGGTGGTAGATAGTTATTCACACAAAGAAACTACAAAACTTATAGAAACTCTGTCATCTCCGACATCTCCTATGAGATGGAATAAAGGGGTTTCAGATTTTCAGGTTTTTGATCAAATGCTTAGGTCAGTGGGCGCTATAATATCTACCCATCGGGGAGATGGTAGTTGGTGGTCGTATAGATATGTACAAGCTTTTAACGCAAAAACTCCAATTTACACTGACTGGAAAGAGACCGGAATCCTTGGAAATGCTTGGAACTTTTTAGCATCGGCTATTGAAGATTTAGATATTTCTGAAAGAACTATTTTTTCAGATAGACAAAAAGAAGCATATTTTAGTGCTTTAAACAGTTTTAAAACTGAAACAAACAAACTAGAAGAGATTTTAAAAATCTCTAAGAAAGAATAATATGGCAAGAAAAATAAATTATGACTGGGTAAAAGACCAGTTTGCTCGATCAAAAACCAGAGTAGGTGTAGGAAAAGCTGTTTTACAATTGCTCAAGACTTGGGAAACTATTGAAATGGATCCTGAAAAATCAAAACAAGTTTTAGATATCTTTAGCCAAGTAGCCCTAGGATACGCTTTAGTACCTATAGCTACGGAAGAAGTTTGGTTAGATGCTAAAAGAGGTCAACTAAGTGTGGGAGATATCGTAAGAGTCTCTCACAGTGCTTATGACGGTGAACTAGCGTACATACACAATGGACGTCGCGGTGTTGTTGTGGCAATCCGTTCTGGAGATATCATTTTTAATTCAACAGATGACATGCTTCCAAAAATTGAAGGTGCTCACTATTCCCCAGAGCGTCTGCAAAAGAGAGTTCGATAATGATAAAAACAAAGTTTGAACTCGTTGTGCACGCAGACAACTACAATAATGCATTGTCTAGTATATCTAAAAAACTAAATGAGTTTTTGGGTAATGAAGATGGTTCGGTTATGGATTCTGTTGACATGGATGTTGTGGTAACTGATTCAAACGGAGAAAGCTCATTTGAGTTTAAAGTTACTGCTTATGTAAAACTAAAAAACTGATTAACAATTATAATCAAAACATCTGGACCTAGCCATTGATTTATTAAAATATAGCGATAGAATTATTTCATACAGAAAGTATGAAATTGAAAGATTCACGAGCTGGCGAGTGCCTTTGGGTTGAGTGGTCTGGAGAAGGATTCGTTCCCTCCAGACCTTCTTCAATTGTGTTCTATACTCACGATCATGTTGATTTGGATATCGATGTTATCAAGAGGGCTCTAGCTTCTGCTCTTCAAAGAGATGGCGTTGTTATTTCTCTGGGGGAAGGTTATAGAAGTGTTGAGTCTGGAGTTATAACTCATGGATACTCTGGTTATGTAGATGGAGACTATAACTTAACTAAGAGTGATCAAAATGGGGAAACGTATTATGGGAACCAAGTCGACATAATTTTAGAAACTACATGGGTGGAAATTGGATACTAACTGGACTCCTAGCGACAATATGGATTGGCAAGAAAAAGGCGAATGCGGAAAATTTGAAAATAGATCTAAAATGGAACTATTTTTTTCAGAGAATCCTCTAGAAAAAGCTGAAGCTAAGCAGCTTTGTTTTTCTTGCCCTGTTCGAAGAGATTGTGTTAAATGGGCACTAGAAAGTAACACTATTTGGGGTATTTGGGGTGGAAAAGATGAGCAAGAGATTCGTCGCACCCTATCGGTGAATGCCGACGGTGCTGAAATTAGACGAGATAGGTATCCTCAGTGTCTGTCTTGTGGTGCTAGGACTAGTAGACTACAAACTATTATTGCAAATAATCCTGACGGAGGACGTTGGAAAACAGTTCGCTTAGTTAAATGCCTAGATTGCGATTTTACATGGAGAAGTAGAACCAGCTCCAATGCTGTAAATGCATATTATGCAAATCTTTCAGAGAAAAAGATTAAAAAACAAAACTAATCACAGTCTTACTGGTAACACACTAATGTGTTCACGAGGGCTATAGTCTCCACCAAGAACTAGTGTAAGTAGACCTGGCTTAGATTCCATCCCAGCTCGATCTCTAAACCACTCTGATCCTGGGTCCGTTGTTGGGCACTGAATCCAAAGTCTGTGGCCTATGTCCATGCACTTAAAGTTGTGGAAGTGTCCTGAAATCCAAACGTCAGCATTTCCTAATGCAGTCTGTCCGGCTGCTTGATTAGCAAGATACTTAAGAACATCTCTACCAACTTGATGTCCGTGAAACAAGCCCAGTAGAGTCCCATTTATGTCAACCGTTAGTGTTTGATGACCTGATGCGGGGAATCTAAACTCTATGTGCTGTAGTGCTGGATTTTCCGCGCAAGCGTCTTGTACTGCCGATGCAATCTCTACATTCCAACCATCGGCAGGGTCAGCTGCAACTTGACGAGTAACTTCATCATGGTTTCCATTTACCACTGGAACAATCATGCGTTCTGTTAGTGGTGCCAAAGCTTTAATCTGAGCCATAAGCAGACGACGCGCAACGCGTACTTGCTCGGTTAGTCCTAGATCTGATGCAGCCTGACCTTGTAGACGTCCATTCTGACTTGTAAGACCTTCAACATGGTCTCCTGGGAGTGCCAATACCATGGTTCCTAGATTTAATCCTGCTTTTTTTAGCTGATTAAATCTAGATACCGAAGCTTCAGTTAAATGTAAAAGTCTATCAATTGATTGTTGGGTGCCTTGACCATTAGCTTTTTTACCAATCTGTTGGTCGCTAGGTACTACAGTAAATGCACCTTCTCCAGTTGACTGCTTAATGCCTTTTTCTGGACGCCATTTTTTAATTTCGTCAATTAATTTTTCTGCGTCTAAATGCTCAGCTATCACCGCGGATGATGGAGCTAGATTAACTCTAACTGCTTCTAACCACTCGCCGTTATGAGTTTGCCATCGCGACTTGCGAAGAGATGTGACTGACCACGATGTTGGGTCTAGATCGAATTCTTTTAGGATATCTGCGGAGTCAGGGACTTCCCCAGCGGGCCTAGGAGTTGATATTAAATATCCACCATTCTCGTCTACTTCTAAACGAGGTTTCCAATTTTCTGGAGTATTTAATGCTCTTGTGTCTGATCCAGATTTACCTGGGCTTGCTAGATTTTCTAGTTTGTCACTTAAACTCATTATTTAGATGCCTTTCTATAGCAACTGCAGTCTTTTCGTCGATGTCTATCCATTGAACTGTCTGATATATCATAGCCCTCTTCCCTAAGAAGACGAGCTAGAGCAGCGTTTGTTATTCTTTTTGAGTCGGTTAGTGGTGTGTTGAGGGCGGTTTCTAATTGCTCTCTATCTTTTGCTGACAGGTTGTCTCCTTGAAGAAGATTTCCTATTTTACAAAATAAATTTTTTGCATCCAATTGTGCACTGGAAAGTCGGTCTGACAGTGACATTAATTGTGTCTCCTTCGTACGTCATATGTGTCATTTAGTATTTTATAGTGTTTTTTGTAGTTTATGGCAAGTTATATGACTTTTTTTAGGCGAGTCTTTTTTACTGTAGCAGGTTGTTGTACATTAGATCCTACCACAAAATTCTTTATTAATTCTACTTCAGCTGTAGTTTTTATGACATGGGTTTCGATTGTGTTAACTCGGTCGGCTAAAGAACTACCACCATTTTCCCACAGCTGATGCTCTACTCGATCTAGTCTTTCAGAAATTGTTCTGCCTTTTGAGTCTAAACCGATGGATTTTTGAATTTTTTGTGTTACTCTGTAGATAGCAATAATTCCGCCTACAATGACGCCAATGGCTGTTATTACGGCAGAAGTTGTAAAAACTATATCGAATGTCATGGTTTTCCAATGCAAAATAGGCGATGTACGGTTTATGTATAATTGTACCTCAACCTGTTCTTAGTGATTAGCCCTAGGCGTGCTACACTATAGGTCTTCAATAACCCGTGTATTTTGCAATTAGATTTGCTATTCCCATGCCTAGGGTGTAATGTATTTATTATCTATAGAAAGGTCTTTATGTCTTCTAACCAAATGACGCACACTGAAAAGATTTCTAGAGCTGTTGCTTGGTATGCCGGTCAAGGATGGAAACTTCTTCCATGTTTTGGTATTACTGATGGTGGCCGCTGTACTTGTAATGGCTCTCATGCTGAGCCAAAAGATGTTGGTAAGCATCCTATGATTGGTGAGTGGCAAAAACGCTCTACCGATGATATTAGCACTGTCACTGATTGGTGGACTCGAAATCCAGAAAACAATATTGCAGTTCACTGTGAGCCATCTGGGTTCATTGTTATTGATATTGACCCGCGTTCGGGTGGTAACGAGTCTTATGAAAAATTTAAAGAACTTTTAGGTCAAGAACTTCCTATAACCGCTGAAACTCAAACAGGTACTTATACATATCAAGGACAAACGTACCGCGGTCGCCATATTTATTTCAGAGTTCCAGAGGGTGAGCAGCTTGTTGGAAATTTAAAAGGCGCTGGATTAGACGGTATTGATATTAAACATAATGGATACGTTTTGGTTGCACCTAGCCGGCACGGTTCTGGTGTTACATACGACTGGGCTGATGGAAAAGCTCCTTGGCAGACTCCTATAGCCGACGCTCCAGAATTTTTACTACAAGCTCTTCGCAAAAAAAGCCGAGCTGGAAGTGGCACGTCTCTTGGGCAAGGTGATTGGAGTTGGCTCGGAGATCTTAGCTACGACGGTGAGCGTGTTGACATCAATAAAATGTTGCAAGATGGGATCGCTGAAGGTTCTCGTGCAGTAGATATTTACAGGCTTACTTGCGCTATTGCAAATAAACTAGGTGTTGATTCGGAGTCAGGTAAACTTGCTGTTGAAACTCTTATGATCCGGTTCAATCACGAAAAAGTTCGTCCGCCTTTAGAACTTGAGGGTCAAGGTGGCCTACTGATGCACGTTCGTCGTGCAATTGACTTTGTTGCTAACAACCCTGTTGGGGATAAGCTTTGGCCGGGAGCAATGGAATGGGCTCAGAATAATCAGGTGCAGACTAGGGTGGCAACCACTAGCGTTCAGCCCGAGACCACTGATGTTGTAGATTATCCGACAGTGTATAGCCTTGAAAATGTTTCTGAACTTGGATTTATTGGAAATGCAATTTCAAATGCTGCACATAGCGGTTTATCGGTTAGTGGTGCTTTCACTACTGGAAATGTTAGTGTACCTAAAGACCCTGATTCTTTGTCAGAGGCTGAAGGAGGAACTCCGGGTAGACGTTCTTTAACTGATATCGGTAATGGTCGTCGTATGGGAGACTCCTTTGGTTCTCACATCCGTTACACTCCCGGTATTGGCTGGTTTATTTGGGATGGCTGGTATTGGAAAATGGATGCGGAAAGTTTGGGTGTTCAAGAAATATCTAAACGTATACCTTCTATTATTGCAGCAGAAGTTATTCAATATGAAGATCAAGATCAAAAAGATAAAATTCTAAGTTGGGCTACAAAAACTAGAACTAACTCTCGCTTAAATGCTGCTATTGAAAGCGCAAATTCTGATGCACGTCTAGTCACTTCTGTAGATTCTTGGGACAGTAATGATAACCTACTAGGTGTAATGAATGGTGTGATTGATTTAAAGACTGGAAAACTGCTTAAGGGCAGACCAGACTTACACATTACTAAACGCATCCCTCTCAACTATAGCGAGGGTATGGGCGGTACACAGTGGACCGATTTTATTAATTTTGCTACCGGTGGAGATAAAGAGCTTCAAGATTGGATTCAAAGAGCGGTTGGCTACACTCTAACTGGTAAAAAAGATCAAGATGTTTTGTTTATGGTCTATGGTCCTCCAGGCTCTGGTAAAAATACATTTGTAGAAGCTATTGTTAAAGCTTTGGGTACTCAGCAATATTCTTGGCCTATGGATTCAAGCATTCTTGCTGATAACGGTGGCTCTTCTAGTAACACCGACCTATACCACTGGGCAGAGCTTCGTGGCAAGCGTATGGTTTGGGTTGATGAGTTGCCAGAGTCTGAAAAGCTGAAAGAAAATGCCGTCAAAAAGTTGACTGGTTCATCTGAAATCTCTGCTCGTTCTCCAGGTGAAAAACCTTTCACATTTAATGCTCAGGCTAAACTATGGATTACAACAAACCACAGGCCTACTATTAATGATGAAGCTATGTGGCGTCGTATCAGGGCAATTCCTTGGTCACATGTTCCAGAAAAACCAAACCCGGGGCTAAAAGAATTTTTATTTGACCCTAATGGTGGCTTACCAGGTGTCTTAGCGTGGGCTGTAGAGGGTGCTATTAAGTACTTAAACTCTTCTGCTAATGATGCTCTTGGTTGGTGTACGGCTGTTGCTGAAGCTTCATCTAAATATCGCGAAAATGAAGATCGCATTGGTTTGTTCTTAAATGAGCAAGTAAAAGACAATGTAGGCGCTTCACTACTGATTAAAGAGATATATGTTTCATACCGTCGTTGGTGTGAGGATCGCGGTGAGCGTCCTTTAGCTCAGACCAAGTTCCAGCGTAAGCTTCAAGATAGAGGTCTCACTGTGGAGGGACAAGGCTCTAAAGCTGAAATTAAAAATATGAGCATGGTGCCTCAATCGGCACCAGTACCTAAGACGGTGGATTGGTCATCAGATTATATTGCGTCTGTGCCCAACTTTAGTTCCTAACATGGTATAGAATATAACTGCGCGTATCGGGAGAGAGGCGCTGAGGGGTCGATAATTTTCGGCCCCTCTAAATTAAATTTCTACAGGAGAAAATATGCATGTACGTATCGCTACCCCTATGTATGGGGGAAACTGTAAAGGTATCTACCTAGACAGTCTTTTTAATTTAGTCTTTGAACTTATCCGTAATGGTCACGAAGTTTCGATGTCAAAGGTCTACAATGAAAGTCTAATCACTAGAGCTCGTAATAATCTTGTTCACGAGTTTATCAAAAGTGATGCTGATGCTTTGTTATTTATAGATGCGGATGAGGGTTTCAACCATGAGGACGTTACAAGGATGGTAAATGCTGGTAAAGATCTTATTGGTGGTATTTACCCTATGAAGAACATTAACTGGGATCAGGTTCGTCAAGCCGTGTTAGCTGGAAAAGAAAATCTATCTGACTATTCTGGATTTTTTGCTGTAAATGTTTTGTCCGAGAAGACAGAAATTAACTTTAATGAGCCGTTTCAGGTGACTCAGATTGGTACTGGAATGATGTTTATTACTCGTAAAGTCTTTGAGGATATGAAACCTACTTGTAAATCATACGCTCTAAATCAAAGTGATGGGTCTTTTGACATGAATGATCTTGTAACCGAGTATTTTAAAACAGAAGTGACTGATGACAATATTTTGTTGTCGGAAGACTATTATTTTTGTGAAAAGTGGCGTGAACTTGGAGGAGAAGTCTGGGCAGCTCCATGGGTGAATATTATTCATGCTGGAGACTACGGATTCTCTGGTAGCTTTTTTCATGACATTGTCCTAAGAAATGAGCAGCTAAAGGGGGATCAACCTACTCAATTGAGTCAACGAGATTCTTTACTGTTGTGGGATACCACTGACGACCATTCTGAGTCGGAACAGAATCTCGATTAAGTCCATCTGCAATTTTTTTGTATGAAGCCCCTGAAGCTCTTTCAGACAAAATTCTTTGTTTGATTTCTTCGGGGGTTTTGTTCTTGGGTCCCATATCTACTCCCCAGACAATTCCTCGGGCTCTTCTATCTTTATGAACGTCTTTTTGACGTTCTGCAATGATCCCACGTTCCATCTCAGCCAAGGCAGACATGATGGTGACCACGAAACGACCCTGATAGCTGGCTGTATCTAGGTTTAAATCAAGCATAACTAAACGCCATTTATTAGCATTTGCTCGGTCTATAATGCTCAAAAAATCCTTCGTAGAGCGGGCTAGGCGGTCAATACGCGTCACAAAAAGAGCTTCTGCTTCTCCACTGTCTAATCTCTTCAAAGCCTCTGTAAGGGCCGGACGGCCTGAAATTGACTTACCTGAGCGTCCTTCCTCTCTTACTAACTCAAACTCGGTGTATCCAGCTAGTTCAGCCGCGTTTTGAAGTTGGCGTTCTTGGACATCTAGTGACACACCATCGTTTACCTGGAGTTGGGTAGATACTCTGGCATATAAAAGTGCTAAGCCCGATTCAGCCATGCCCACTCCAAAATCTGATCCACTTTTTTATGAAGTTTTAGTAAGGTGGAGTCATTAATTACTAGGGCATCAAACTCGTAATCGTCTAAATCTTTTTCTGAAGTATGTGTATTAGCTGGTCTTACTCCAGGTCTTGTTATTCTCCAAACCCTACCCCCGCGCTTTCGTACAGCCTCTGCTTCATTTAAATATCTGCAGTCAGAAAACACCACTTTTTTGTGTTTTTTTGCTTCTTTAATTGCTAAATCTACCCAAAAATTTTTTCCAAAGAGATTTCTTCCAACTTCTGTACCCATTCTTTGTAAAAGCTCTCGTACATCTTCACTATTTTCTTTTAATTCTTCCCACCCAATAATTCTTACTGCTGTGGCTAATGGAAGATTAGTTTCAAAATATCTAATTTGAGGGTTTAAAGCCACCAATGCTTCTCTCATGGGATCTGCAAAAGAAACTCTTGTGTATCCATGCTCTTTAACTAAATATTCGGCTATGCTATCTTTTCCAGACCTAGCCCAGCCGGACAATGCTATCCAATCCTTCATACTTCTCCTAAGTTATATAATAATGTATCATTTTTGTACAGAAAAAATGAGCAAAAAAAGCTGTATAAACTTAAACTTAAATCTATACATCAGGTAGTTTACTACACAGTGTGGGATAATTGGTACACAACTTCACTATGTGTTTAGGATCCCATGAATAAGCCTCCGCCAAGTCAATCAAATGTGTGTAAGGTTTGTGGCGAATGGTTTGTAGTGATCCGGTTAGCTAGATGTTGCGAAATGAAGCATGAAGGGGTTGTATTTGTTAGAGACCCTAGACAAGAGCCTAGGCCTAAAAAATCTAATTAATTATTTAGAATATATTGTAATTTTATTGTTGTCCCATACGACCGTACCGATGCAAACTATATTCCACTTAACTACATCATTTTCTATAGATTTTTCTCCGACAGCCGTCCCTTTAATTTCTATATCAGATGCTAAAAACTCTTTATCATCTATAAAAATACGCCAAGGAAAAGATCCATCGGTGTCTTTGGTATTAAATCTAATTTTTATTTTGCTCAAGTTCAGCTCGCTTTTTAGTAGCAGAAATAGCTTGAAGTTCTGGGCTTAATTCAATATGCTCAATCTTATAACCAACATCACGCCCATAAACAATATTAGTAATATTTGGCAGTCGCAACTTTAGGGTGTCTGGTTCGTCTGGAATAAACTCAGTTACTTGCTGAAAAGTAAAAGGGTCTTTTTTGGAAGTGCCATAAGTATTACGAATACCAACAAGAACTTGCTCTGTGCGTTCTTGTGCTTGTTCTTTTAGTGCTTGATGACCCTCGTGCCAAGGTTGATAACGACCAAGCATGAGAGTAGTGGGGGCAGACCAGTCAAACAAATCAAACTTTTTAATAACCTCATCAGCCATCTCTTTGTCTGACCTCCACTCGTAAAAAGTGTGGTCAGCGTCAATTACTGGAATCCACATAGCGTCGGTGTCGGCAAAGCGACTAGAGGCAATAGTGTTCATCACAATCTTGATGTCGGGAGTGCCGAAAGCTTCACGAGTGTTTTTAGTTGGGCAGATAAAGTCGACGATAACAGTGTGTCCTTGCTTAGATAGCAAGCGAGCCATTTCGCCGAGGCGACGAGCATTTTCTGCTCTGTCTTTCTCGCTAAATCCTAGGTCGGAGTTTAGGGTGGAGCGAACCTCGTCTGCATTGAGATGAATAGCATTTAGTCGCTCTTTTAGGGCTTCGGCTAGGGTCGTCTTGCCCGAGCCTGGCAATCCTAGAATTTGGATAATCATTTTGGGTTGTCTTTCACATAGTCGTATATTTGTTTGTCAATGCTATTAAGATTATATATCTCATTTGTTTCTTCAGCGGATAGTAGCTGTCTAACTTGTGTGGTGGTGTAGGTCGCACCACTACTGTCAGTGTAGCTAGAATAATTGTAATAAGGGATTTCTCTTACTTCTAAAAGATTTGAGTACATCTCCTCGTAGGAGTTTTTTACATCTATATCTCTATTTTCCTTAAACCAAGTAAAAATTCTCTCTAGAAGTACCGAATGATTCTCTAAGGTTTGATAGCTAATGCACTTGTCTAGGGTTGCTACTGCGTTTTCAAAGGAGGTGTTGTTATCTTCAATGTACCAATCTTTCATTCTTATTGGCTTAGATAGAAGAGGTACCACGTCGTCTATAGAATATTTCTCATTTGGAATTTTTTTATACACTGCTTCTAAAATATCATTTGAAATTCCATTTGATAGAAATTTTGCTTGTAGGTTTCTATGTGAGAAGTAGTTCTTGTCTTCAAAAAGATAATATTTTAGTTGGTCTAGCAATGAAGTATCGTCAGTGTATACAGTCGATTCGATTAGGCTGTTCTGCTGCTTTAGCCAAAGAAAATTGCTGATAGCCCTATCTACTGGGTCTCTAACTATGCAAACTGTGTCGCAGTTTGGGTCGTCTATTAAAGTCGAGCCAAAGTGCCAATGTACATAATCGTAGTTATTAAAATCTGTAAAATCATCAAATCTTTCATTTGGATAAACGTTTATGTTTCTTGGTAAAACTTTTTTTATAAGACTTATTGAAAGTCCTCCGCACTTCGGTATGTGTAGCATATACAGTTTTTTACTCATATGTTCCTTACGTAGTTAGGTATTGATTTTCGGTGTAGCTTGCAGTTATGTCTGTGTTTGTTACTGTGTATGGCATAGTAGTTGTAAAAGCCGCTGTATAGTTTTGGTACGTTATATACCCAGAAGGTGGGGCAGAAAAGGCTGTTACATACGAATAAGCAGCATCGGTATAAGTAGTGTCTGCGGTTATCCTAACTGCAAGGGCAGGGGAAGTTCCTGGTATTGTTCTCAGCGAGTTGTCTGCCATAGAGCCGTCTGATTTAATTTTTAAGGCTATTCCGTCAGGAAAATATTGATACTGAGAGGCAATCATAACTAAATCATTGTTTGAGTCTATGTAAAGATACGGAGCCATTTCGGTGGCTGTATTTGCGCCAGAGGTGAATACGATTCTAGACTTCCACTGTAAAGTGCCAGATGAGTTATACTTAAAAATTGTAGAGTAGAATGCGTATCTGAGTGATAGATAAAGATTGTCTGAGCTGTCTATCGTTAACGACGCAAGATAAGTATCTCGAATAACCGTTGTTCCTGTAGTAATTCTTCTTGTCCATTGATGAGTAAGACTTGTATTAAATTTGCTGAGAAGAATTGCAGAAGTATAGCCGTTAGTTCCTACTGTGAAACTTGTAACATAAATATTTCCGCTTGAATCAAAAGTAAAACCAGAAGAATTAAAAGAATTTATAGGAGTCTCTGAAGTTGTGTATTTATACCTTGTGTCGGTTGTTGGGGCAGTTCCTGGTGTTACTAGATTGAACCCAAATCCATCGTTTTGAACAAAGTAAAACACAGTGCCATCGGATGGTCGAGATTTAATGTCAAGTGATTGACCGTAGCTGTAATACCTCTGTTTAACTGCAACTAAACTTGAATTAAATATTAAATCATAATAGTTGACGCTTTTATCATAGGTATCAAAAAAGGTCATGTGAAAATATCCGGAAGAGTCTATATTAAACCTAATTATCTCGCTATTAAGTGAACTTGTAGACCAATTTTGATACCACTGTGAAACTATATTTCCATTTAAATCAAACTTAATCAGCCAAGAGTTATTTCCTGAAGTAACTCCTATATTTTGCCTCATTACGCCCCATGCCCATAGGTCGCTTCCAATAACTCTTATGCCGTTTGGAGAATCTCCAACATTTGTTGTTGTATAACCAGTGGATATGTTTTTAACCCAGACTATGGAGCCGTCTTTTGCCTTTTTTATTAGCAAAAAACCTGCTCTACTTGTAGACCCAGACTTGGTTGCATAATAAGTGTTTTGATTAGAATCGGTTGCCACCGAAACTAACGCGTGTTTTGGGGTGCTGCTCTGTACGGATGCAAAATATTTAGTGACTACACCCGCTACAGCAGTCTTAAAACTTCCAATTAGACCTCCAAGAATGCCAGTCATTATGTAAGACCGTTACCGCTAATAATCCATGAAGTTGCAGTGATTTTTACAGCTGTTGCCATACCGTAAGCAGCTAAAGTTCTAGTTCCTGTAGTTCCGGGACCTGCTAAATACATAGTGTCAGTCGTAATTGCAATGCTAACAGATACGGTTGCTAAATTTATAAACGTAATTGCTGTACCAATTTGGTAACCAACGCTACCATTTGCAGGAATAGTTATTGTTTGAGAAGCGGTGCTTCCAGAAAAATAAATATGCTTGCCAGCATCTGATGCTACAAGTGTATAAGATGCAGTTTTAGCATTCTGTGGCATACCCATAAATCCAGCAGTAGTTGCTGAAGTAGCAGCGACAGCATCTGCTGGAGTGATAGTTGGAGTTGTACCAAAAACTAAGGCACCAGAGCCTGTTTCATCAGAAATGACTCCAAGAAGTTCTGAAGATGTTGTTGCAGCAAATACTGATAATTTATTTGCAGTTAATGCTACGGTTCCAGTTGTTGCTGGAAGTGTAATTACTGTTCCAGTTCCAGCTGCGGCAGTAGGAATAATTTGAGCTGTTCCAGATGTAGAACCTGGAAGTGTTATGCTTGATATTCCAGTAAGAGCTAGGTTTGCACTAGTACGGTTTAGAGCAACAGAAGTTGTACCGATAAATACAGATGAGTTTCCAAGAACTGTTGAGGTGAGAGTTCCAGTTACGTTTGCAGCTGGAATGCTAGTAAGCGATGCACCTGAACCAGAAAAGGTAGTTCCAGTTACTGTTCCAGGAAAAGAGGTATTTCCAGAACCATCAAGAATAGTTGCAGTTCTAGCCAGTGTGGTGAATACGCCAGTATACTGTCTCACATAGATTGGCTCGGTGCCATCGTCTGCGGTTGCAATCTCTACGAAACCTGCGTTTGTGGCAGTACCACCAACACGAATTCTGAACTGGTCGTTGTCAGCCATGTTTCCGTAAACAAGGTCTGCGGAGTTAGTTCCTGTAACTGTATTAGAAACTGCCGATGCAGTGCCGATTATGTTGGTTGCTGCAGAGGTTCCACCTGCGGAAATATCAAGGTAGTACCCGCGGTTAGTTCCGCCAGTTTCAAAGATACGAAGTCTATTTTGGAAGACGTCCAGTGTTACACCAGTAGTAAGCGTTGTATTGGTTGCTGCTTTAGTAAGGTCAATTTGACCGCCTTCGTCACCGGAAGATTGGGTGGACGCTATGACGTTATTTGTAGAGATTACACCTTCAACAGTTACTGGTGTTTTAAATAATCTAGCCATAAGCTTATACTACCACTTATTAACCAATAACAACTACGCGATATTCGCTACCTGTCAGTGTTGCTGAGTTAAAAGTAAGAGTCACGACGTTGGCGTTTGTGGTTACAACATCAACTTCAACTGAAGCGTTGGTTGAGTTTTGATATGTCTGAACTGTAACGTTTGAGGTATTCAAGTTGTGAGTGACTGTCCAAGTAACTGCACCTGAGGTTGCAGTAAGAGCTCCATTGTTTTCTGCGTACTTCTTTGCAAATCCTGCGGATGTAGCGGATGTAGAAGTGAGGTAGGTATTGGTGTCTTGAATTAAGGCTCCGCCAGTGCTTAGTTTTACAAAACCAGAATTACCAAGTGAGGTAAGTTTTACGGTTCCTGCAATGTTTGTAGTGCCGCCACCCAGGTTTATAACCTCACCAGAACCAATGTTGATGCTACCTGCTGTACCGCTACCGCTTCCACTTGCACCAGAGTAGATGTAGACGCTACCAGCCTGAGCGTTTCCAGTAGCGGCTGTGGCCTCGCTACCATATATGTAAGTGCCGGGTGCGGTACCAGTGGTCGCATTAAAATCACTGCCTTTTAAGACAAAGTTTGTGCCAGCAGTACCAATAACTTGAGTTGCACCACTAATAATCCCAGTGACAAGGGCAGAACCGTTGAAGCTCTGGCCCCAAAGTGAGCGAGTATTGGTTAGAGTTGCGGCAGAACCGGTTGTGTTTCCAGACATTGCTGAGTCAGTAAACGCGATAGTCTTGCGTGTGCTGCTTGGAGTGAAGAATAGGTTAGTACCATCGAACTCCACTGCTCCAGCTGCGGCTGCAGTTAGGTTAGTACCAGAAGTTAGATATAGAGGGGCAGTTCCGGCAGTTGCAGTACCTGCACGAAGTGTGAGAGTTCCAGTCAGCGTTCCTGGTTGAGCCAGGGTCATAACTGTGCTGCTTGTGCTTGGGAACGTCATCGTTGTTGAGTCGGTACCCGCAAGAGCTATGGTGTTGCTTACAGTAAGAGTCTTGCTAGTTGTTCCACCAGCAATTGTAAAACCTGTAGAAGCTGCAGTTAGAGTCAGAGCATTGTAGGTTTTGTTAGTTAGTGCTTCTGAACCAGCAAGAGTAGCAAGCGTACCTGTAGTAGGTAAAGTAAGGGAAGTATTGGCAGTTGCTGTAAATGTCTGGGTAAATGAACCTGCGTGACTTACGTTTCCAGCAAGTGTTAGAGTGTTTGAACCGTTGTCTACACCTGTACCACCACGAGCAGCAGATAATGTACCGCTTAAAATAACTGCAGCAGATAGGTTTGCAACGGTTACTGCACCTGAAGCAACTGTAAACTGAGCTGATGGGAATGAAGCAACACCCTTAGCTCCTGTGGTTGCGTCTACACCAGCAATGGCGGTTCCTGTTACGCTTACACCGTTTGAGCCTGTGTAGGTCCCAGCACCAGCAAACTGTACCCAGTTGATGTTGTCAGTGCCGATTCTAACTGCACCAGATGGAGTTGTGGCAGTTCCTGGAGAGTTCATCACCCATGTGGTTCCAGCTTGCCCGCCTGTACCACCAATGTAAATCAAGTCACCGTTAAAGACTTCACCAGCAACGCTGTTATCAAAGTCAGTTGCACGAGTAAGTGTAACGTTTGCTCCAGGGGTTCCAGTTACTGTATAGACACCATTTTGAGTTGCAGTAGTCTGGTTCTTTAGAAGAACACGCATGCCTGCAGATAGAGTTACACCATCTACAGTGGCTGTAGTGAATACGAATGTCGCACCGACACCCGTACCCTGTGAGTTGTCGGCAGAACCAGCAGTGTATGTGCCAGAGATGTTTGTAGTAGATGCTGCTGCAACAGCAGCGTGTACGTTGAATCCAGCTTGACCGTTGAATACAGCTGTGTCTACATAAGCGGTAGTTGCAACTCTTGTTGAGTTGTTTGCTGCCGCTTGGGTAGTTGCAGTTGTTCCATCAGGTAGTGCAGATGCAGCAGATAGAGATGCAGCAGACCCGCTGATATTTCCTGAAAGAGTAGCAGTAATTGTGTTAGCAGCAAAGTTACCATTTCCATCGCGAGAAACAATTGTTGATGCACCATTTGCGGAGGATGCGGTAGTTGCAGAGTTTTGAACCTTACCCACTGTAGTGATATTTGCTAGGTACGAGTCAGCGATTGTTGCTGTGCTAGAGAGCACGCCGGTAGCATTTGTTACAACTAGTCCAGCTGTATTTAGAGGTGTAGTTAGTGTTCCGGTGAAAGTTGCGTTAACTGTAGGGGCTGCGCCGATTGAGTTATATGATATAGATACAGCAGTTGATCCATCAAAGGTTGAATTTGCTGCTGCTCCGGTACCGTCATTCTTAAAGGTAAGTGCAGTAATTACTCCTGTGGTAACTATCTTCCAGGCAGAACCATTGTAGTATTTTAGACTTCCACCAGTGTTGTAGTATATTTGACCTGTGGCTGGGCTTGCTGGGTCGCTTGCTAGGTTTTGAATAGCAACGTTTTGCAACTCATTTTTATTGAGGTCGATTGGTGTTAAGAATTTACGTGCCATTGTTTACTTTCCTATGATAAATAAGCATATCCGCTTATAGCGTGTGTTAGTGTTATAGTAAGTTGATTAACAGACTGAAATGAGATGTCTCCTTCGACTACAGTTCCAGCTGAATCCGTAACTACAACGTTTGGGTAAAAGCCTAGATTATGCGTAATTACCCAACTCAATGATACCGCATTTTGGGTATGGGTATAAGCGACTACTTGGGTTGCACCTGCTGGACCTTGGGGGCCAGTTGGTCCAGCTGGGCCGGTTGGGCCTGTGCTTCCGGTTGCTCCGGTTGGGCCTGTGCTTCCGGTTGCTCCGGTTGGGCCTGTTGGGCCTGGAATTCCTTGAGGTCCACCAAAACTAACGTCAACTTTGATTACTTCTTCTTGTACTATAACTTTGGTTATGTCTTGTGGATTTACAATAACTTTATTCGCTTTATCTTCAAATTCTAAGGCCATTAACGAGTTACCTCTGCTTTGACTTTAAAGTTGCCTTCAATAAGGCGAGTCACCTCACCGCCGCCAGAAACTAGTTCTAAATCGTATACATAAAGTCCGGGGGTAAGGGCGGCAGTTACGTTTGCTGCAACTAGTAAATTAACCGTGCCTGCCGTGCCACCAAGGGTTATCCTGCTGTTTGCAGTAGTTAGTTCTAATATAATGCCACTAGCTGTTGCTGTCTCTCTTACCTGCATTCTAGCTGTGTAACCGGTGAGATTATAGGCAACTCTAGCCTGATTGGTCCAAGTCAGGGTACGCTTAAATGTCGCGCCTTGATCGCACGTTATATTGTAAGTTCCAGCTATACTATTACTCATAAGAGCCTAATTTCGGGAAGGGTAGTCATCCTTAATTTTACAGCATTTATTAAAAGTTGAGATAGAATAAGATATATGTCTGATGTCACCTTCCCTCCGCACCCTTTATTTAAAGATTTAGGGGGAGAAACTTACCTTTTAGCTGATAAAAATCAACTAAAAGACCCCCTTTGGTCCCTATGTAATCCATCTATTGGGGTTGATGATAGTGGATTGTACGCTGTTGTTTTTAGATCTAGCAACTTAATTTTAGATTTTCCTCAATACCATCTAAAAATTACTACTGGCAATCTTGTTAAAAATAGGGTTTATTTTGCAGAATTAGATGCTGATTTAAGAACGTTTAAAAATTTTTCAGAAATATCTATAGTGAATTGTCCTTTTCCAATAAAAAGAGGGATAGAAGACTTTAGATTGTTTTGGCGGGATAACTCTTGGTGGATGCTAGGTGTAGTCTATGAGGTTGGCTACATGAGTTATCCAAGAGTAGGGCTGTTTAAATATAATAAAGATAAAAAAGAAGCTAAATTTATCCATATATATAGATCTCCTAAAGGTGAAAAAGCTGTTGAAAAAAATTGGATGCTACCTTATAAAGAAAACCCAAACTTTGATTTTATATATGAGTGTGGGGTCGCAACTAAGGATGACATCATTGTTGTAGACCAGAAAACTCCTGAGTACAAGTTTAGAGGCGGTTCTTGCCTACTTGATTTGGGAGATAGTACATACTTGGCTGTAGTTCACAGAAACTACATGGCTCCGTATAGCTGGTATCAACCGGAGTCTTTTGGGGTGCTTCAAGGAGTTATTAGAAACTACTCTCATTGTTTTGTCAGGTATAACTGGTATGGTGAAATTATTCAATACACGGAGCCTTTTCAATTTATTTCTCCGGGAGTAGAGTTTGCTGCCGGAATGGTTGAACATGGGGGTCAGTTAATAATAAGTTTTGGAAAGCAAGATGCCTCGTCGCATATTGCAAAAATTTCAAAAGAAAAAGTTCTGTCTATACTAAAGGATATGCCTAATGAACAACGTTAATGTTCTAGATTTGCCAATAACTTCTGATACCGATGATTCAAAGGATTTTGCACATTACGCAGAAGCTGCGAAGGTTACTGAGGGATATGTTATGGGAACTCCAGTAATAGCCTTATGCGGGATAGAGTTTGTGCCTTATAGAGACCCTTTAAAACTAAGGATCTGTCCAATTTGCAAATCTATTGTTGATGCACTATATTTAAATCACGACTAATACTCCCAATTCTTTATATGGGGTATACTAGTAAAACATTAAATACTCCCCCAAAGAAGAAGGTATAACTAAATATGTTCTCATTTAAGCTAAATGAAGAGTTCGTAGCGGAGTACAAGCAAAAAGAATCCCCTTTTGGTTACAAAGATGCCGCTGGCAACTCTGTAGGCGAGATTACATTCTTGCGCACGTACTCACGCAAAAAAGAAGATGGCACCAAGGAAACTTGGGCTGAAGTTTGTGAGCGTGTTACCAATGGTACATACTCAATCCAAAAAGACCACGCTAAGCAGAACCGTTTGCCATGGTCAGACGCTAAGGCTGCCGCCTCGGCTAAAGAGTTTTTTGACTCTCTATTTAATCTAAAGTGGTCTCCTCCAGGGCGTGGACTTTGGGTTATGGGAACCAACATCGTAAACGTCCAGAAAAACTCAGCTGCTTTACAGAACTGTGCTTTTGTATCTACTTTGGAAATGACCAAGCAGAACCCAGGTAAGCCATTCGCATTCCTTATGGAAGCATCGATGCTCGGTGTGGGCGTTGGGTTTGACGACAAGGGTGCAGACAAGAGCTTTGAGATTTATGCTCCGGGTGCTACTCAGACCTACGCTATTCCAGATACTCGTGAAGGTTGGCAGGAGAGCACTGTTGCTCTAATCAACTCATACCTGAAGCCAGAGCAAGCAAGCCTAGAGTTTGACTACAGCGAAATTCGTCCTTATGGCACTCCTATTGCTACCTTTGGTGGTACTGCATCTGGTCCAGACCCATTGATTGCACTACACGACAAAATTCGTGATATTTTTAATGGTCGTGCTGGTGAGCTTTTAACTACTATTGATATTGCTGACATTGGTAACCTAATTGGCCGTTGTGTTGTATCTGGTAACGTTCGTCGTTCTGCTGAGTTGTTGATTGGTCGCATTGATGATGACAACTTCCTAAACCTAAAGAACGCTGAAAAGTTCCCTGAGCGTAACTCTTATGACTCCGAGAACCCTGGTTGGGGTTGGATGTCAAACAACTCCGTCATGGTAAACGTTGGAACTGATTTCTCAAAAATTGTGGATGGAATCATTCTTAACGGTGAACCTGGCGTTATCTGGGAAGACGTCTCGAAGGCATATGGTCGTCTAGGTGACCCAATCAACAACAAGGACCACCGAATCATGGGCTACAACCCTTGTGCAGAGCAGTCTTTGGAGAGCTACGAAATGTGTACTCTTGTTGAGACTTACCTGAACCGCCACGAAAGCAAGGAAGACTATCTTCGTACTTTAAAGTTTGCCTACCTTTATGCTAAGACCGTAACTCTTCTTCCTACACACTGGGAAGAGACCAACGCAATCATGCAGAGAAACCGTCGTATCGGAACCTCCATGTCTGGTATTGCTAACTTTGCTGACCGTAAGGGTCTACCAGAGCTACGTACTTGGATGGACGAGGGATACGCAGTAGTAAAGAAGTATGACGTTACTTATTCTGAGTGGCTGGGTATCCGTGAGTCAATCAAGACCACGACTGTAAAGCCATCAGGAACTGTATCTATCTTGGCCGGTGAGAGCCCGGGTGTTCACTGGACCCCAGGAGGTAAGTTCTTCAACCGTGCAATTCGTTTTGGAAATGATGACCCTATGTTAGCGTTATTCAAGATGGCTAACTACACAGTTGAGCCGGACGTATCTAATCCGGATCACACGACTGTTGTCTACTTCCCAATCAAGTCTCTTGCGGAACGTGCAGAACGCGACGTAACTATCTTTGAAAAGATGGCACTTGCTGCGACAGCCCAGCGTTATTGGTCAGATAACTCTGTATCTGTAACCATCTCGTTTGACCCTGAGACTGAGTCAAAGCACATCGAGTCAGTTCTGCATATGTACGACGGTCAGCTGAAGACTGTGTCATTCTTGCCTTCAGGCAACATGACTTATCCTCAGATGCCGTACACACAAATCACTGAGGAAGAGTATTTAGCTGCAACTGAAAAGCTATTCCCTATCTCTCTTGATGGAATTTACCAAGGTATGGGTCTAGAGGCTATTGGTGACGCTTACTGCACTACGGATGCCTGTGAGGTTAAGCTAATTACTGAAAATCTTAAAGATAAGTAATTTAAATGCCTACATACCAATACAAATGCTCTGACCACCCTGAAGATAAAAATCATGAATATGAGGAAACTCGTTTAATGAATGATCCCACTCCGGAAGATCCAATTTGCAAAATTGAAGGCTGTGGTGGTAAACTACTAAGGATCTTTGGTGCTCCACCTATTATTTTTAATGGTATAGGTTTTAGTGCTAAAAGAGGATAATTAAATAGATACGGAATGACAAATGATTTTTAATTTAAATATAGAGAACTACCCCGATTTTGGTGAGTTTGGTGTAGCGCCTTGCGCTGAAGTTGACCCTGATGCATTTTATCCAGTGGATTTAAATGATTTTGCTGGTGGAGCTGGGACTAGCAAGTATTATAATGAAGCCGGTGCAAAAGCTGTATGTAGAGAGTGTCCTTATATGATGCGCTGTCTAGTTTATGCTGTTGAGAACAATGAGATGGGTATTTGGGGTGGGACCACGGACTCCGAGAGAAAATCCATTAGAAGAGCTATTAAATCGGGAACTACCCTTAGTCAAATAGAAGTTAGAATAAAGCGGTAGAATTGAAGTAGTTCTTGGGAGAGAGAAGCATTAACCTACCTACTCCTGGAAGAAATTATGAAACTCGTATTAACAATCTTTAAAAGAACAATTGCTCTTGTAATTCTAAAAGTCAGTGCCGTTTTAGCGGCTGGTTCTATTGGTGGCGTCGAGCTATGGAAGTCCGCTTTGATTGCTGCTTTTGTTGGAATCATGGAAGTTGCGGAGTCTTTGGCTCGTGCTTATGTTGTAGATGGCAAACTAGACTCTGATGAAATTAACATTGCGTTTGCTAGTTCAGCTGAGGCAGCTTTGGCTGAAACCAAAAAAACATCTAAAGGCGAATAACTGAATAAATAAAAAGGCCCCTGAGAAATCAGGGGCTTTTTTATTAACCTTAAACTAGTTCAGATTTTGCTATTCTAGCTTTAGCTACTGCATAGTAGAGAGGGTTTGATGAACTTAGTCCCATTGCTTTTGCTAACTTACCTAAGGATATACCTTGCTCTTCATACACTCTATAAACAGCGTTGTGATATTCTTCTGTATGTCCTGTTTGTTGGAGTGTTTTTAACATCTCGGCAGCGGTAGAAACATCTACTACGGTAGCTTTACTTCTAGTTCTCTTTTTTGTAGATGGAAGTTCAGAGGTAATAATTCTTCTACGCATGCCTGCATAAGTTACTTTTAGTTTGCTAGCTAAATCTAACAAGCTTCCGCCTTTGCCATAATACTCGACCAGCAAATCGGTGTACTTTCTAGATGCGTCATGTTGTGGGGATGCAGTGCTTCTAGAGCCGTAGGCTTTCTTTGCCAGCTCTAATAGTGGCTCTATTTTTTCTGAGTATTCTTCTACCAGATTAGTTGTCATTTTGTCTCCTTATGTTTAGACGTAGTTCCATTATAATGAATTATATTGAGTTGCGCAACACAAAATTATCTGCTAATATATTTATATTCAACAAAGGAGATTAAATGGCAAAAGGTAAGCCTGGCGGAAAGCCAGTCTCGGAAGTAAAAAGTTCTGGAAGACAGAATGGTAAGGCGTCTAAAAAACGTCCTAAGATTTTTGATAAAATCAAGCGTAAGCTTGTAAACAAGGTAGATTAGCCTTATAATTTACTTATAACTAAATATTGAGGGGATGACTGGTTTCGACAGTTATTCTGAAATTGGTGAAGCAAGCAGAGATGACAGTATCTCTTGAATCTGTCAAAACAATAAATGCTAATACATCTGCATACGCTCTAGCCGCGTGATTTAATCGCAACGCTTAGGCCCCTGACAAAGCACTAGTTCTAGGTGGGCAGTCAGGTTTTAAATAAGTAGGACAAAACAAAAGTCTCTCCCACAAGACTTTAAAGAGTGGTAACGACTAGATGGTCTGGTAGGTCACACATCTAAGCCGTAACATAAACTACCTAAGCTTGTAGAAGAACAATAGATCCTTAACTGGACCGGGGTTCGATTCCCCGCATCTCCACTGCTACGTTATGGCAACTAGGCGTAGATAACTCCGCCCACTGTTTCGTCTTTGGGAGTAGTTGCAACTCAGTAAACCGCACCCGGGAATACCCAGATTACTGGGCGAAGTAGCCTTCCTACGGGACTTACTGATTAGGGCTGTGCTAATTGACTACCATGGATAAATTAGCTAGAGGTGCTTCGTAAGGAGTTTCCGAGGTGCGATTCCTCGCAGTCCACGCTTGTAGACAAAAGAGCGTAAAGCGGTCTACCCGTCCTAGGCAACGGAATCTCTAAGGACTGGCGTAGCCAAGGTGCTACGAGTCGACGCGGAAGTAGTAGTCGGTAGTGCAAATCTACACAGTCCACTGGTGTGTTTCGCCGTCGCAAGAAAATGTAGACCGCCCGCCAGAGCGCATCTGGTTGGCCCCTTAGCTCAGTTGGCAAGAGCGGTGCAATTAGATCGCACAGGTCGTAGGTTCGACTCCTACAGGGTCACTCTATAGGCTCTTTACTGCTGAGTCCACAAGACCAACCAGCAGAGCAGAAATGCTTGAGACGACTTACAGAAATGTAAGTGGGAACCTCTGGAACCAAGGTCCAAACTTGGGGAAAGTCAGTACTAGGTCTTCCAAATTAATTATCAATATGTGGTGTAGACTGTCTCTATAATCCCCCTTATTACGGAGACAAAAAATACAACATGACATCACTTCCAGATAAGAAGTATGACGTTATCCTGATGGATCCGCCATGGTCTTACTATGGTGCTCAGGACAAAATGGGTGCCGCTGCAAAGTTCTACCCAACCATGTCAGATGAAGATTTGATAGCGATGGATATACAAAGTGTCTTAAACAAGCCGGGCGTTGTATTCATGTGGGTAACTTCACCTCGTCTGGACTTTGCCATCGATCTTCTCCGAGCATGGGGACTTACATATAGAGGAGTTGCATTTACATGGGTGAAGACTCGCAAGGACGGCCTAACTCCAATCGGCGCGCAAGGCGTCCGCCCGAGCATCGTAAAACCGACAACGGAGTTTGTTATTGTTGCTTCAAACGTTACCAAGGGCCGACCCCTACCCCTTGCGGACGAGGGTGTTCCCCATGTGGTTCTTGCTGCAAAGATGGAGCACTCGAGGAAGCCAGACGAAATCCACCGAAGGATTGAGCGTCTGTACCCAGACCAATCAAAACTTGAAATGTTTGCTCGTAGGCCGATGAGTGGCTGGGATGTTTGGGGAAATGAAGTCTAATTATTTAGTTAAAAAGTTTATAGGTTGGCTTTTTTGGTGGTCGACTGAAGAAGCTTTTGATAATGGAATGATGGCTGGAGCTGAAATAGGCATCAGGTTTGAGAGAGACAGGATTAAGCAACTAATCTTGGAGAATAGTCTCCAGCACTTAGATTCTGAGGGAAATCTAGTATTTGATGAAGTTTTTCTTACAGCAACTGATTTAATCAATCTACTGGATAAAGACCAGGTTTTCTAAAAAATCTTGTATAAACTTAGTTTTAAAGTTATACGCCCCCTCTAAAATATGTGTGTACAAAAGTGATACATTATTATATAACTCCTTCATTGTGCCCTGTGTTTACCTGTAGTAAAATGTAGGTGGAGGAGAAATGGCTGAGTTCCCTAAAAGCGTTAAAATCGGAGTGCAAGTCTTCGAGATCATCGAGCGTACCCAAAAGCAAGATGGTATGTTAAATGACGGTAGTTATGGTTATACTATTGACACACAGAATATCATCGTGATAGACTCTCAGATGCATGTAAGCAAGAAGAAAGTGACTGTTATGCACGAAGTCCTCCACGCAGCTAGGATGATTTTTGATAACTCTGTCAAGCCAAAGAAATCGGATGATTTTGAAGCTTGGGAGCATTATTTTATTGGTGTATGGGAGAACTCGTTGATTATGGTTATGCGAGATAATCCAGAACTGATAGAGTGGCTTATAAGCGAGGATTAGCTCAGCAGGTTAGAGCAAACGACTCATAATCGTTCGGTCGTCGGTTCAAGTCCGACATCCTCGACGTCCATAAAGAAAGAATGACAAATGACAAATGAAGAATATGAAAAACTCATGAAAGAGATTCGCTTCAATCGCCAGATGCAAAAGAAGCGTCTGTACGAACAGGCTAAAAGAGCTCAAAGAAAGATTAAAAATGTTTCGTAGAACTAGAAAGAGTTTTGTTAGCAAAGACCTTAGTTGGGACATTAAGCGGATTCGCTGTGGGTTCTGTGCTAGGTGGTTGTCTGAGTACGATTGGGACACTTTTCCAGAGGACACTGTGGCTGTCTGTTCCGGGCAGTGTGAGCTAGCTTTTGATAATGCAGAAGAAGAAGATATTGTCTATTAAGAAGTTGACAAATGTCGTCGACGTCGGTAAGGTTAGAGTATGAAAGAACCTATTTGCAACGAATGTGGCGAAACTATTGCCAGTAATATGCCTAAGTACCCAACTACGCATTGGGGAGATTTTTGTAGCTTAGAGCATTTGAATACGTTTTTGGATGAAGTTAAGAAGGCTGGGATAAGACCGAGTCTTTGGGATGGTGAGGAGCCAGATGTTGTTTACTAGAGTGAGAATGAAGTATAAAGGTAAAACTCTTGATTGCACTAACTTCTTTAGCCTTAGCACTACTAATCAAGATAGGTATCAAAATGCTCTAGAAGAGGATAAAAAGATACTCTTAGTGCATATGTTTAGGTCTGCTTTGTTTGGTATGGATCAGATGGCATTTGATGCCCTTACTGGGCCCGAAAAGTTATATTTATCCAGTGCTTGGTATAAGCAATCGGAACTGATAGTGTTGAACAAGGAAGAGGGGAACATTGTCTATTAATGAAGTAGAAGTCTCGCATTCTGGAGTCTTTAAGTACAGACTCACTAACTACTACAGTATTCCTAGCTATGACAGGAACCTATGGGAGAGTAAGAAGGATGGTCCTGGAGACCCTTATTCAAATGCTAGAATACTTATTCACCTTTTTAATAACAACGTTCTTGATGGTAGTACTGACTTCCTGACTTTGACCCAAGGGGTTCAGGTAGACCTTGCTGAGCGTTGGATTAAAGAATCTGGATTAGCACCTAGAGAAGAGCCAGACATTGTCTACTGATAACTACATCTGTGCAAACTGTAATCTTGAGGTTCCTAAGAAAAACCTTGCAAGAAATGCAGATGGAACTAAAAACATTGAGCTTTGGAGTGGTGGGGTTAACGGCCAATACGCTAGACATCTTTGGGAGGCTGGGTGTATGGCTGCTAGAAAACGTCACGGTGTGCTCGAAGAACCGAACATAGTTTATTAAGGAACTTATGAAGATTTTAAACTTATACGCTGGTATTGGTGGCAACCGAAGACTTTGGGGTGACGAGCATGAAGTCACTGCTGTTGAGTACAACCCCGATATAGCTGCTGTCTATGCAGACTTGTACCCAAATGACACCGTAGTTGTGGGGGATGCGCATCAGTTCTTATTGGAGCACCATGAAGAGTTTGACTTTATTTGGTCTTCTCCTCCCTGTCAAAGCCACTCGTCTTTTAGATACAACATTGGTGTAAGATTCCGTGGCACTGAGCCTAAGTATCCAGACATGACTCTTTATGAAGAGATTGTGTTCTTGAAGTATCACTCAAAAGCTTTATGGGTTGTAGAGAATGTTGTTCCTTACTATCCTGCAATGATGGACCCTCAGAAGATAAACAGGCACCTTTACTGGGCAAGTTTTACTATTAATGAGTTACCTAAGGTTGTAGAGAACCTGAGAGATTTACAGATTCCAGGGCTACAAAAACTTCATGGTATAGACCTAAGTAAGTACAAACTCTCCAACAAAAGACAGATTTTGCGTAACTGCGTACACCCAGAGACTGGTCTTGCTATTCTGCAAGATGCTATTGACTCATTGGAGGTAGCGGAGTAGTATGGATGATGAAGAGGCTAGAATCATCTGGATGGCTGGAGAAGAAGTTGGTCGACGTGAGGAACGTACTCGAATCATTGAGGCACTTAATAACCTTGCGTGTGACTATGAATACTGCAGAAATGCAAAAATAATGCGGACCCATGCTCGTTGTAGAGCTGTTCGTGAGCATATCGAACTAATAGAAAGAATGACGTAATGAGTAAATGGATTACAGTAGAGGATTCCCTAAAGGGTAGAGCTCGTGCTGTTGAGCGTGAGCGTGAACGCATTATTGAACTGCTAAAGGCAGAGATTGAAAGAGTAAGCAATCCAATGCTTGTTGACCGTGAGTACCTAGACGGTCTTGAGACTGCTATTGACCTTATCAAAGGAGAGACGAATGAATGACTACCCGCATGACCCGGAGCAAGAAGCTATTGATATTAGACGAGGAATTGTTCGTCAACAGCAAGCTTCATATGAAAGCTTTATTAAAACAGAAGAACGTAATCGCATCATCAAACTGCTAGCAGAGAATAGCAAATGCACTTTGGATGGTGGGCATAATCAACTTGGCTATTGTTTTTGCGAGGCTGTTGAACTTATTAAAGGAGAATCTAATGAATGAAGAGATAACTAAAAAAGAGATTGCTGCATTTGCGCTAATTGTTGTTGCAATGCTTGGGTGCTTAGCTTATGGATTCTTCTTGCTTAAGGGAAAGCAGAATCCGGCACCTACTCCTACCCCTGTCTCCTGTTGGGAACAATATAAAGACGCTGGGGAAGAGACTGCTATTCAGATGTGTGAGGGTGTGGGTGAAGGTGAGTAGTGAGGCTAAGATGGTAATCACTACTATGGTAATATTCATTAGTCTTATTGGATTAATGTATGCAATTCAGCACTACAAGTGTGGTGTTGTTACTTATCAAGATTTGAGTGGAAGTCACTCAGAAAGCGTGTGCGCATGGGAAAAATAAATAAAGATGCTTTGTTTGCCTTTTTGTTTTGGTTTGGGTATCACGAGACAATCGCAAGTATTGTGTCGTCTGGTACCGGGGTGAACTGGTGGTATTTTCAACCGTTTGTTATACTTGTATCTATGCTTATGGTTGCTTTGACATTTGGTAGCCAGACAAAAATGGATAGAGATTGGCACGAAAATGATTAAGGACATAAAAACTGATGAATACACTGAAGAAGTGGTTAATGCTTCTGGGTTGGTACTTGTCGATTTCTGGGCTACTTGGTGTGGTCCTTGTCGGATGGTTGCTCCAATCCTTAATGAACTTGCTGAAGAGTATGCTGGGCAGCTAAAGATTGTAAAAGTTAATGCTGATGAAGAGCCTCTTCTTTTGGAAAGATTTGGCATCTCTTCTATTCCAACTATTCTTATATACAAAAATGGTGAGATTGTCAATACAATCATTGGTGCAAAACCAAAGCCTGGACTTGTTAAAGAAGTGCAAAACTTCCTGTAGTCTTGTGTTTTTGTAGTAGAATATAAATGTACGGAGTGGTTCCCGTGCTGTGTGTTGTTTCACATTTGTAATTCCTTTCTAGGAGAAACCCTCGGACTTCGGTTCGGGGGTTTTTCCGATTTTGGACTTGACAAGAATCGTCGACGTCAGTAAGGTATAAGTATGCAAACATTTCTACCGTACAAGGACTTCAACAAGTCCGCAGAGGTGCTAGATAACAAACGCCTCAACAAGCAAATCCTTGAGGGATATCAAATCCTCAACGTCCTTAGTAATGACGACCCTAAAGCCGGATGGCGCAATCACCCTGCAGTAAAGATGTGGAGAGGTCACGAGAAGGCGTTGCTGTCTTACGTAATGGCTTGCGTTGATGAAGCAAATAAACGTGGCATAAAGACAGAGAATAATGTTGCCAACATCACAAAACTATTCCTCGCTAACACTGAGTCGTGGGGTGATGGGTTACCTAACTGGTTCCATGACCACGAAAAGAGTTTTAGAGTTATGGCTACACACAAAGCAAACCTTTACAAAAAAGATCCAGTTTACTACTTCCAGTTCTTCGATTCATTGGAAGACCCGGACAATGAACCTTGTTGTGAGAAGTGTAACTACTATTGGGTAACGCACGTTAGTTAAGAGACATAATGACATTTAAACCATTACACAGAGACATTGTGGTAATCAACCCTGATGATTGGGAAGATTTCGATAAGACACGCAAGGACGAGTTCTATGACAGTTGGAGGCCACTAAAGTTTAATGTCTTTAGCAAGATACTATCTCCGTACTTTGAAGTTAATAAGTCGGTATATGTTAACCAGTTTAATCTTCCTGATGAAGATGAGCTTGATGGAGTGTCTGACGACTACGATGAAGAGTTATGTACTTTAGTTGAGATTCGAGATGTAAGTCCGCTAGGAATTATTGATACCGAGGGCAACCTCCACTACTTCCAAACGATGCATAGTTTAGTATTTCCGGATGCTAATTCGATATACTTTGATTGGCAAGATATAAGATGGGCCCTAGAAAATGGGTCGGAAGACTAATAGAAAGGAATCATGGTGATTCAAAACAAAAAGGTTCAGGACCTATTTCCTGAAGGCAGTAAAATAACTATTCTCTTACCTGGGCGTAAAACTTATTACGTTGCAACTGTAGACTTTCTTGACTTAGTTGGTGTGTCTACGTCAAATGGTATGGAGATTGAAACAGAAACTAATAACATAGTTGAGGAGTGGGAAGATGGTTTTGTGTTTATTCCGTACTCGGCTATTTTAGCTATACAACCTATACCTGACGATGGGACTTATGATGCTATGATGCATAACATATATAAGCCATTTAGTAGTAGCGTTAGCAGTATGATTGGGGGACCTAAGAATGGCTAAGTATTCTTTGAATGTTAAACCTACTGAATATTCTGGAGTATTATTTAGGTCTAGATTAGAAGCTAGATGGGCGGTATTCTTTGATGCTTTAGACATCAGATGGGAATACGAGTATGAAAGATTCTCCACTATATTTGAAGAAGAAGAACTATCTTATTTGCCTGATTTTTATCTTAAAGATTTTGATACTTGGGTAGAAGTCAAGCATGAGTATTCTGAAGAAGAACATGAGCTTATCCGTAAGATTTTTGCTTCTAATCTGTTGCCAGTAAAAACTCAATCTTATAATATTGAACCTAACTCTAGTGGATTATTATTCTTGGGAAATCTACCAAATTTTGGACACCATGATGGGTATATGAATTTAAGTCACATACTCTATCAAAAAAAGTATGGCTACCGAAATCCAGTTGTTGAAATCTCTGAGTTTCAAATGGTGAATGATAAGCCTGTACTCAACAATACCGTAAATGTGACAGAAGTTTGGAATAGGTTTACTTTTGATAACTACAGAGTAATGTCTAATATTGGGACTAATGGTGGAAGTGCTTATGAATACCACTCTTCTTCTAATTGGGTTTACTCATGCCCCAAGGGGATGCTAGATGAACGTATAAAAGAAGCATACCTACAAGCAAAGTCTGCTTTTAAATATCAATAAATAAAGAAAACCCCCAACCTCGTCAGATGGGGGTTTCTTTCTACCGGTCAGGTTTATTACGTGTTCAAATACACCTTTATCTCCGGGCTAGCTTATTATGCCTTCTTGGTAGGCACTACCTTCTTTACTGCTGACGCAACCTTAGATACAACAGACTTCTTAGGTGCTGCGTCAAGTACTGCGAACAAGTCGCGTAGGTCTTCGATACCAGCAGTGATAAGGTTCTTCTTAACACCATAGGTGACGTGAAGGTGGTTTCCGGTACTTGCGGTTCCGGTTGTTCCTACTAGACCAACAATGGTCTTTCCAGCCTCGACCTTTTCACCCTGCTTTAGAGTTGATGGAACCTGGAAGTGTGCGTAAAGGATGAAGTGACCATCGTATGTAGACTGGATTAGGTAGTTACCCAAAACCTTAGTCTCGCCAACTTCCATAACTGTTCCGCTTGTAATAGCCTTAATCTTAAGACCGCCAGCAACTGACCAGTCAACGCCACGGTGTGGGTTAGTACGGTATGAAGCAAAGTTCTTGAATCCATCTCCACGCTTGTTCTTTGGGAATGGCTCAATGTAAACTACAGTTTTTTCTGACATAAATGTTTTTCCTTAGTTAGTTGATTAGTTTTCTTCGGTGATTGGACCACCAACAACCCATGCATTACAAGTTCTTGATGAAGCACATTTAAAATCAAATGCTTCACAATAGCCAAGCTCTGCTTGATCGATAGCGTCCCATGCGTTTTGCTGACCAGAGTCGCCGGCAGAGATTCCGCCTTCAATACAGTCCAACATCTTTGGTGTGCGAATAAACATTACGCAGTTGCCGCACACACTTTTCTTTGCTTCGGTGACAGGGATTGACCAGCGATCAGCCTTATCTTGCCAAAACTCTTCATTTGGTTCATTAGGATTTAGTGGCCCATAGCCAGCAGTTTCTATTGCCTTTTCTCTATTAGCAAGGTTTACAGCAATGTCTTGGGTAGCTGGTGGACAAGAGTCATCGTCTAGAGCGAATACCATAGACGCCAGTAATGGATTCATTGTGGCAGTTTCGGTGCTACGAGGATGAAGTTTAGGTAGTAAGTCGTTGTCCTGAACATACTTAGGGTTGTTAGGTTTACCTGAGCGAACAAGCTTTAAGAAAGCATTGACGCGAGCCATAGCCCATGAGTTGCGGTTCTGGTCTGGGCGGTGGCTTGAAGAGAATGCACCTGCTCCACGACGGTAAACTGCTTTTAGTTTTGCAAGCGTAACCTTGCGGCCATTCTTTGCCTTGGCGTTGTGGTCAGCAACTTTCTTCTCAAGAGCCTTAGTAATCTCTGGAGTAAAAGTAACTCCTTTGCCTGTATCGGCAGAGCCTTCTTTGTTCTTGTCAGAACCTTTTATTTGATCTTTTTTAGGTGATGGCTTTGAGCCTGCTGTTGCAACAACAACTACGCCATCAGGGATAACAGCAAATCGACACTTACCGTCTGGCTCTACTTCTGCTGAGATAATAGCGCATTCAGAGCCACCTCTGTAAAGAACGCAGTTGGAGCACTTTACGCCAATACCTGCAACTTCGTTTGCTTCGGCTGACTCGTAGCCAGCCCAGATGCCAGTCTCGTCTTCATTAAACTTCCCGTACTTGTCAGCGAGTAGAATCAACGCATTAGCGAGGTCGCGCTCTTCTGGATTCAAATTAGGCATAGTTCTATTGTAAGACCATTAGAATTTGCTGATTTATTCGTCGTCTTTGCCACGACGGATAGGGAAGGTCAGAACCCAAATAAGTAGGGTAATTCCAATCAACTTACCTACGATATCTCTGGCAGAACCTTCTAGAAGCACCCAACCCAACGCTAGACCTAGTAGGGTCCACGCTTGGTCAAGTAGGTCTTTGAAAAGTTCCCCTAGGAACTTTGTTATTTTCTTCATTATTCTTTCTCTTTCTTGCTTGTTGAAGTGGTTTCGTCAATGTCTTTGATTTTGGTGGTCTGGCGAAAAGCAGCGTTGATTTCTTCTCGGCTGAGTTTTCCATCTTCTAGGAACGCTAGAGAGAGAAGCTCGACAACCTTAGCAACCGCCATGATTCCTCCCATGATTGCGCTAAACCAGATTGGGATATCAACACCGCTTACAGAGCCAGCAACAGAGCCAGCACCGATAACGCCTAGTGCAGACGCTACGAATGTGGCTACTACTCGTAGTATTACGTTTGCGAATAATTTCATTATTTTCTCCTTGTAGTTCTATTAGATGAACCGCCTGCACTGGCGGTAGCTAGGGCTGCTGTCTGGGCAATTTGTCCAACAACAAGGGTGGTTACAACTAGGTTCTGAGCCTGCTTACGCTTCTTTGGTGAGATGTCAGCACCTAAGTTTCCAATAGCGTTCAATACTGCTACTGCTGCTTGTGCTGCTTGTCCAACACCTGGGATGGATGCTAGAGCTTCGTCAACAACAATGTCGTCCTGTTGAGCTGCAAGTGCAAGTGCGTCAAGAGCTTGTTCGTACTCTGCTGAGCCTTCTGTGGCTGTTTCAAAGACAACAAGGGCAGCTTCTACAAGTTGCTCTGCTTGTGCTTCTGTTAGCTCTGTAGGGTCAACTTGCGTTAGGTCGACGTCTATAAGGTTATCTGCTGTAAGGTCAGTAGGAATCTCCTGAGAACCTCTAGGTGTGTTTAGTATGGTATCGGCTGTGTCAAGCAAAGTTGGGAGTCCTGAGGCTACCTCTTGGGCATTGTTGAATGAGGTTTCGTTAGAAGTTTCAGCTGCCTGTAGATCCGTTTCTGCCGTTGCTTTTTCTTGGACGCTTGTGTCTACAAGAATCTGAGCTTGGTTGACTGCATCTTGAGAGCTCTGAACTACACCTTGCGCTGAAGCTTCGTTAGAAGTTGCTAACTCCAAAGCTATAGTGTTTTTATTATATTCTTCTTGTTGGTTATCTAAAATAGTCTTATTAGATATAACTTTTAATGAAACTTGTTCGTTTGAAGTTTGATTCTCTTGACTTTTCCTGCTTTCTGTGCTATAAGTACTTTGAGCTGCCTGAAGCTGGGAGTTTGCTGTGTTTAAGTTTGAATCGGCTTCGTTAAAAGTTTGCTGAGCTACTGATTTCACATTTACAGCGCTATCTAAGTTAGTTTGAGCCACCTCATTCTCAGAGTCTGCTTGGTTATAAGCTGACTGAGCTTGATTGAATGCGTTTTGGTCGACGTCCAGTTCTGAAGAAAGGGCGTTAAGAGTGGTGGCAGTATCTATAAGTAGGTAATAGGCTGCTAGGGAATCTTGGGCTGCTTGCTGTTGATTGTCTTGTGCTATCTGCCAGTCTTCTTCTGCTTGCTGGTTAGCAAGAACGGTTGCGTCGTAATAGATTTGTGCGTTCCGTAGGTTAGGCAGTAGAGCAGGGTCGTGGATTAGTGGGTGGACTTGTCCAGGGACTACCTCTGTGGTGTAGTAGGTTTCGTAGTCCCAAACAGTTTGTTCAACGTAGGTAGTTGTAGTGGTAGATGTTGTACCTAGGTAAGATGGCGGAACTAGAACATAACCTGTCTGTGGGGTGTAGTAATAAAGCCAGACGTTAGCTCCGCCACCATTCTCGTAGTAGTAAAGGGTGATGCTGTGGGTAGAACCGCCTTCAAAATAAACTGGTGCAGAGGTAGAACCGCCTCCACCTTTGTCTCGCCAGTCGCTGATAATCTGAACTCCGTCGATTTGGAGAATAGTTCCGTCATCTGCTGGTGAGTAGAACTGGTAGTTGCCAGAGGTCGGGAATGAAATGTTTCCCGTGAAACGTACAATGACATCTTCGCTTCTACCTGAGTTGAAGACCTGTCCTGAACCCCAGTTGAAGTTGATGTCTGGAACTATGGTTGTGTAGATAGGTCGTTCGTTTGAGGTAGGTAGTGGTGGAGCGTTATTGTAACCATTTCGGTTGAATACGTCAGCGGTTAGGCCGCCTGTAAGGGTTGTGGTTGTAACTGGAACAATGGTGGTGGTTGGAACTAAGCGTTCGTGCTCTTGTTCGTAAGTAAGTGGAGTCCACGTTGGGTCAGGAATAAGTAGATTGTCATAGTCTGACTGTGCTTGGTTGAGCTGGTTAGTCGCTTCTTGGAGGTTGATTCGTGTAATGTTTACAGTCTCTTGCGCATCCAGGTACTCGTTATAGACCGTTGTGTATGTGTCTAAAGTTTCGTTGTATTGTATAGTGACTTGGTTGTAAGTTTCCCTGGCAGCAGATACTTCTGACTGCTTCGTTTGAAGTTTGGATGAGGCAACTTCTAGATCTTGCTGTGCTTGTGATTTCTTTATAGATGCTTTGATGAGATTTCCAGAGGCTGCTGCAACTTTTGATGACGCTTCGTTTAAAGTTGCTTGGGCCGCCAAGGTGTTTGCCGTTGCATTGTCAACTGATGCTTGTGCCTGATTGACGCCTTGTTGTGCTTGTGCTGTTATAGTCTGCTGGTGCGTCAGAGATGCGTCAGATAGTTCTTTTTCAGTTAAAGACTCTTGATAGATTGCTTGTGCAGAGTCTAAAGTTGCTTTTGATGCCGTCGTGATGGCGTCTTGAGTATTTTTAGCGTTGGTGGCTATTGAAAGACTAGATTTAGCGTTGTCTAAGGTGTTTTGAGCCGTTTTTAAGCTGTTTTGATTCTCTAAGAGGGTTTGTAAGGCTTTAGCAAGGGTAGTTTGGGCATTTTTGACGCTATTGATGGTTTGGGTGAACTTGGCTATCTTCTCTTCTAGGTCAGATATCTTAGCTTCGACGTCAGTAATGGCTTTATCAAGCTCCGAAGACGGATTTGTATCTTTTTTAGATATAAGTGTTTGAAGTTGAGTTTGGTACTTAGATAGTGTAGTATTAAGAGTATTGAAATCATCAACTGAAGGAGATGACTGTGCTAATAACTGTAAACCTTGATAGTTTTTGGGTAGGCTTTGGTGCTGGAGTCCTAGCGCTGTTTGTGCTGGGTATTTTTGCAAACCTAGCTGCTGCTCGTAAGACAAAGAAGTTGCTTGACTCTTTTGATGAAAAGAAGAAGTAGCTGCTTGCGTTAAGCAAACTGGGTAAAAAACAAGAAAGGCCGTTGTGAGTAACAGCGGTCCTTTTTTACTAAGTCTATGTTTTGAGTGCTCTCCCACACCCTTTTTAGGGCGTGACACTTACTTAATTCCTTCTATAAAAGTTGGTATGTACCTCTATTTTACAGTAAATAGGTCTTTTTGACTTTAGATAGAATTGGTACTATGACATCAAAAACTTACTGTGTATCTTGGAATAGGGTATATCAAAACTCTTTAGATATAGATACACAACTCTCGAACGCTGGTCTTGACTATTTAATGTATAACGACTCGAGTTACTCGGATGTAAACGAGAGGTGGATTCGTGCTAATAGAGTCTGGTATCTAGGGCATTTTTATAATGCTATAAAAGATTTCTTAACTACAGATCATTCGGTTTTTATTTTCAATGCCGGAGATGGCGTTTTTAAAGATTACGCGGGGCTAACTAGAAAAGTAGAAACGTTATTTGAATCGGATCCAGATTGCTGGGCTTACGCTCCTTGTTTTTCAGATGCAGATGTTTGGTCTTGGGATGGGTCATCCATTGAAAGGTCGACGCAACATCCTGGATTAGTTTTGTCTACACACACCAATGGTATATGGGTAGCGACGTCCAGAAAGTTAGCTGAGGTTATTTTTGACTTCTACGAGTGGATGTTTGAAACCGGGGATTTTGATAGAGGGTTTGAAAAAGTAAATCTAGGTTGGGGTATTGACTCTGTGTATTGCGCTTTAGCAATATGTTTAAATAAAAAAGTCTATAGGGACTGGGGTTGTGTTGTAGGACATACTTCTGCTACTGACTATGACCACGGTAAAGCAATGGTTGAGATGAGAATGATCACTCAGAAATCTTTAGGATATGCGGAGCATATCGGTATTGACCCGAACAAAATGGCAGATGTGCTAAATCTAATGTATAGAAAAGTTGTAACAAAGGAACCGTTGGTGGTGTCTCAGGTTTATTTAAACCTAGATGACAACGAAAGGTTTATTTTTTAGCATGAAAAAGTTTTGTATTGTTGCAGTTGATTATGAGCATCATGTTCCTAGAACTGGTAAAACTCCGTCTATTCAAACCGGACTACAGTCCATTGCAAATCAGACATTCAGAGATTTTAATATTGTTATTTGCCACGACGGACCAAAAGAAAAAACATATGAAGAAGAAGGTATTGATTTTAAAGCTCTGGGTATAGAGCCAATCTTAATCAATACTGAAAAAAGAATGAATGATTGGGGGCATTCTTCCAGAGATTTAGCTATGAAATACGCATATGAAAATAATCTTGGAGAGTATTACATTCAGTTTAATATTGATAACTTACTTTATAAAAACGCTTTAGAGTATTTAAACGATGAAATAGATAAAACAACTAAAAACATTTTTCTCTTTTCAATTATTCATCATGTCATTGGGGCGGTCGTTAGTGGTCATAGACCTGTATTCCACAAAACAGATGCGTTACAAGTGGTTGCTCACAGGGATGTGTGGAAAGAGTATGGATTCTGGAAAGACAAGAGGTATGACTCAGATGGGTATATTTACACTTCTATGTGTGCCTATCTTCCAGATGGGGAAACAAACTATCATGGGATTTTAGAAGTCCTAGGAGAGAATTTTTAAGGATGATGTGTTTATGAAGATAGTTGTTATTACTGGTGTAGCTGGGTTCCTTGGGTCTCATCTTGCTGATAAGTACATGTCTGAGGGTTGGAAGGTGCGTGGCATAGATAACCTTATTGGAGGTAGTTTAGACAATATTCCTGAGGGTGTGGAGTTTTATAATCTTGATTTAGATGACTTAGACAGCATTACCCCTGTTTTTGTTGGTGCAGATTTGGTTATCCATGCTGCGTGTACAGCGTATGAAGGTTTGAGTGTCTTTAGTCCAGCATTAGTTGTTCGTAATACTATGCAGATTAGTGTGAATGCTATGACTGCAAGTATTCAAGCAAACGTTCCTAAGTTTATTTATATGTCAAGTATGGCTAGGTATGGGGATAATGGTGGCAACCTATTTGATGAGTCTTTAGTTTGTAAGCCTCAAGACCCATATGGGATAAGTAAACTAGCTGCTGAGCGGGTATTGAAGAATCTTGCTGATGTTCATAGTGTTGATTTGGTGATTCTTGTTCCTCATAACATTGTTGGGGCTAGACAGAAGTTTGATGATCCGTTTAGGAATGTTGCGAGCATTATGACTAATCGTATGTTGCAGGGTAAACAGCCAATTATTTATGGTGACGGTTCTCAGCAACGTTGTTTTAGTTTTATTGAAGATGTAGTTGAGCCAATCTATAGGGCTAGTTATCTGCCAGAGGCTGTGGGTCAGGTTATAAACATCGGACCTGATGAATCTCCAATAACTATTAAACATTTAGCTGAGTTGTTAGCGTCAATTATTGGATTTGAACTTGACCCTATCTACATGCCGGGAAGACCTCAAGAAGTCCATGTAGCCTTGTGTTCTAGCAACAAGAGTCGTGAACTTTTGGACTACAAAACTACTGTTTCATTAGAAAAAGGACTTTATGATTTGGTTGATTGGGTTAGACCTCGGGTGAAGGACTTTGAGTATCATTTACCAGTTGAAATTAAATCAAATTTGACCCCAAAAACATGGACCGAAAGGCTAATGTGAAATCTTTACAAGAAGTGTATGAAAATCACAGTTTTTCTGATGGTAGGGGCGACAAAGGCACTGCGCACAGCTACATTGACATATATGGTGAGCAGATACCGGCTGAAACTGGAAAAAGTCTGCTTGAAGTGGGTGTTTACGAGGGTCACTCGATAAATATGTGGAATGAGTATCTACCTGAATCTAGGGTCGTTGGACTTGATATAGATTTGTCAAGATTGGGGTGGGAATCGCTAAAATCTCAGGTATTTTTGTGTGATGCTACTGATGCTGTTCAAATTGATGGTGTACTTGGTGGCAGTAGTTTTGATTATATTATTGACGATGGTTCCCATAGATATGAGGAGCAGGTTGCTGGTTTGCGTAACTTGTGGGGGTATCTAAATGTTGGTGGTAAGTATTTCATTGAAGATGTAGTTGATATTGAGGTGGCTCAGACTCTTGTAAGCGACATATTCAGTATTACTGGTTGTGAAGCAGTTGTCTATGATTTACGAAGTTTTAAGGACAGGTCTGACGACATTTTGATACAAATCAATAAGGTCTAGTTGTTTTGGTTACATCCCAACAAAGATAAAAGCTAGTAGGCAAAGTATCCCTACATATATTCCAATCGTCTCGTAGCAATCGAAAAAGTAGGCTATCGGGAGTAAAATTAGGAGTAAAAGAATAGGAAAAGCTGCTCCAGTTTTGGACTTTAGACCGAAGAAAATGAACGCTGGCCACAGGTAAAATGGGGCAAAAAGAAAAAAAGCAAATGCCATGGTGATACTCCTTAATGTACTATTTTTTGAAGTTATGTTACATACTATACAGAAATGGGTAAAAATGTCCAAATTTGAACTTTCCAGATACCAACACAAAATAGGAAAAATATTTACCTAAAATCGTATAGTATGTCTTATGAATGTCAACTAATATACGAATGTCAACTAATATTTCTATACGCGTATGTGTGAGCGTTAGGGGGGGCTGAAAATATAGTTGACATTCAAATATTCATTTACATTCATAAAAAAAGGTTGACATTCATGCTAAGATGTTTATGACCTTAAAATAAAAAAAGAAAGTTGGTAAGGTATGAGTATGGAAAATCCGTACGAGTTTTTGGATTTTGGTGTTGAGGAATCTAAGGCAGCTGAAGAGCAACTAGCAGGAGCTGGAAGAAGATTAGATCGAGACGGTCGAATCTGCGCTTGTGGACATCCTATGTCTAGACACTCAACATATTCGGGAATGGTCTATTGTAAGCCATCGAAAATGGACTGTCTCTGTAAAAGTTCCAGAGCAGTTTTAGAGGCAGAAGATGTCAGAGATTTCTTGAGAAAAACCATTGGTGCGGGACCACTGCATGCTCTTGGTCGTGGTATCCTAGCCTCAACTGAAAAAGGACATTGGATTAAGTGGATGGTCGAAATGGTTTGTGATAGATGCAACACCCCCGGTCAGATATCCCCAGTCCCCGTAACCCAATACGGTTCAGAGTCCGAAGAGGCAACAGGACACGATGCACTTTTGTGTCGTAAATGTAGAGACGAGATTTAATGTCTAAGCCTGGAAAATATGAAAGACTAATCAAGTGCCCAGAATGCGACATCAAAGGACTAGTATGGGACCCAATCTTAAGTGACTACGTTATCGAGTGCAAAGTGTGTGTTGGACAGGGGGATATCTGTGGAGAATGTTATCTTGATGTTGACACCTGTGGTGGCGAAGGAGTATGCTGGGAGAATGACCCCGAAGATATTTTTGATGTAGAGGAAAACTAATGGGAAAGCGCGAAGAAAACAAAGGCAAAAAGTTTATTGAAGAAAGCCTACAGGCCATTGATATAGTAAAGATACAAACCCCCTTCGGGCCAATCGAGCTTATATCTATGGAAGAGTTACCTCACAGCAAAATGGCATCTTTTATGAAAGCCCCGGTTGAAGAAAAACTAAGTTCGGTGATGGCACTTATGGAGACTTGTCTAGTGGACCCAAAGCAGTGGGATAAAATTAATACACTACCAGTGAAACATTTGAATGCTATGATACATCAGTGGCTATCTTTAAGTGGTGGCCCAATGGATGAAAATTAGGAGATTATCGTGGAAGAGTTCGATCAATCATGGGCACAATGCGAAGAGTGTGAAGGTGCCGGTCAAACCAAAAACCTGACATACGACCCAGACCACTTATGTAGTGATGGGTATGACTGCGAATGCAAAGACTCTCAAGACTTCTTCATCTGCAAAACATGCGGTGGAGATGGTTGGTTTGAGATAGGTGGAGATGATTAAAGCAACCCTAGTATTCGGGTTACACAGCGACAGATACGAAAAGACAGATAACGGATGGAACATCTCAGTAGGTAAAGACCTATGGAGTGATGCAACCGAGGCCCTTTCAGATGTTATTGCTGAAAACTACCCAAGTGCAGATTTTTATGTTGAATGGTCTTCAGGAGATTCTGACTTGACAAACTTCACAACCGATCGCAGACCACTAACCAGATATACCGTCACCATGTTTGTCCCAGATTCAGATAAAACTTGGAGTATGAAAAACATCAAGTTTATAGAAAGACAACTAAATGAAACTTTTAGAAACAAGTTTACCTACGCCTTCGGTGAAATTGATTTAGAGTACCCCGACGGAATTTGGTGTAAAAACTGCACAACCGCAACTAAAGACGATTGCAAACTTTGCAAGGGCGAAAAAATTATTACTTATGAAAGCATGTTAAATGACTAAACCGCATTACAATGTTTTAATTGCTACCCCCGGTGGATTACTTCACGGAGCTTACGTTTCCAGTTTGATAGAGACAATCAAATGGCTAACCGAACAAAACCTTACTTACAAGTTTCTTAATCGAGCATCGTCTTTTATTCCTACCCTAAGAGAGCAGGTTGCCTTGGATATGGAAACCGAAGACTGGTCAAATCAGGAGGTTGGCGGAGGTCAATACACCTACGACAAAATATTTTGGATAGATTCAGATATCGAATGGACTGTCGAAGATTTTAGGAAACTCTATCAATCTGAACTAGATATAGTAAGTGGCTTGTATATAGTGGACCTCTCCGGGAAAGTAGCCTGCGCTGATTTTGGAAAAAACGGACTACCAAGACCTGTTTACGATAAAGACTTTACAACCAAAGGACCAACCGAAATGCTTGGAGTAGGGTTCGGCTTTGTTGCCATAAAGTCCGGAGTTTTTGAAAATATGTCTAGACCGTGGTTTAAGATTAGAAACTTAAAATGGGAGCAATACCCAGTCGGAATAGATATTGGGGAAGATTACTCATGGTGCCTAAATGCCAGAGAGAGTGGATTTAAAGTTTTTGTACACCCGAGTGTCAGGGTAGCCCATCACAAAGGAATCGTGTATAGAATGAGACCTGCATGAGAATCTGTGGATTCTGTGTAACTGGCACACATGACAAATGTAGACCAGAAATAAGGTGGTACGACAAAGTGTGGTACTGCTACTGTGAAACTTGCAAGACGCAAGAGAAAGAAGAAAAGACAAATGAAGTGGTTAACGAACCTATTCAAGAGCAAGAAGAAAAAGAAACAGGAAATTGATGTCGTAGCTGAACAAGAGTTCCGTAAGATTATCGAGTCCTTTAAGGAGCGAATCGAAGAGTCACCACACGCACCTAACAAAAAAGTCAACCCTACTGGAACAAAAAAGCCAAGTTCTTCAAGCGTAGTAACTGTTAAAAAAGTGGTTGTTAAGACAGTAGAGCCGACAGAAAAGAAGCCAACAGCAAAAAAGACAACTGCAACAAAAAAGTCAGCACCTAAGAAGAAGTAATGACTCTCGTAACTCCAAAGCAAGCTGCCAGCTCCGTCTTTGTTAGTCGTGCAATGATTGTGTATTGGATTAACAGAGGCTTGGTGAAAAAGCACTACACCCAAGGAAACAAATATAACTATCTAGTTGATTTAGATGAAGTTATTTTTGCCTCTAAAGGTCGTGCAGGCCTGATAGATAGTCAGCCAAAAAACCTGATTACTCGTCAGGAAGCCGCAGACTTGCTTTGGGTTTCCGAACAAGAAATCTCGTACTATGCGAGTAAAGGCTACATTAAGAGATATTATGTTCTTGGAAATAGCCACCACTATCTTGTGGATAAAGATGAAGTTTTGGCTCAACCGAAACTCATTGACCAAAGAATTGAGAGCAGAAAACCTCGCTTAAGAGAACTTGCACTCAACCGAAAGAAAGATAGGCGAGGCTGGTTTTTACCAGTTAAACCGTAAAAAGTCAAAGCACTTTTAGAGACTACCCTGCTAAAATCAAATCCCTTGATTTTACAGGGTTTTTTCTTTGTTTGTAAATAGAAAACCTGTCGTCTCTCACCGAATTCGCAAAAAAACTTTTTCGTACATGATTTAACATAGGACTATCAGACTTCTATAAAGAAGTTTGCTGGAAGAGACGCCCTTAACTGCATTATATAAATGCAACGAAACGGGTCGGGTCGACGGACAGTCTCTCCCCAGTTTCGTCGGCTCGGCCCTCTAAAGTTTGAATGGACGTTGATTAAAAGTGACTAGCTCAGATCCCTCTTCCTCACCTTCAGTAACTTCTAACGGAGGCTCGTTAAAAGAAGAGCGGCCCGTAAGTAGTGCCCCAGGTATATTAACCGATGACGTTTTTGGAAAGCCTGAAGCAGAGAAACCTATTATAGAAATCAACGCTACGTTGGACATACGTCCAGACCTTTCACTTCTTGGTATTGAAGAAACCGATAAGGGTGTTTGCGAAGACACATACGAGAACCGTTCTGTATTACGTCGAGCAAAACTAAACTGGTTACCCGTCTATGCGTCTAACGGTATCCCTACTGGACTTATCATGGCTATCAGTCCAGAGATGGCAACCGAGAAGAGAATCATGTCTCTCTCAGAGAAGAAGCCACTCCTGGTCGAACCGACCAATCGAAACTCTGATTATATAACTGGATACGATCTCATCGCTGAAGAAGCAACGGACTACCTCGTTCCACCTTGGGTCATCGGAGCTACTAGGGCCTGGATCAAAGAACAAACGGACCCCGTTAAAAGTTCGAAGCGGAAGCCAGCTTCTTTGCCGGCCCGCTGCGCAGCCGTCAAGGATGACGGGATCCGTTGTCAACTTTGGACGAGTGGTCGAATCCAAGATGACGGCTTGTGCCGCATTCACCTCAGGAGTCTGAAGCATCGGCCTGGTGATGACATCGAACGAGCTCGTGCAAAGTTAACCCAGGCAGCTCCTTACGCCGTCGACGTTCTCGAAGAGATGATGACCGAAGCAGAATCCGAGCAAGTGAAACTAAAAGCTGCAACGGAGATTTTGGACAGGGCCGGGATCCGTGGAGGTGTTGAACTTGACACGAACGTCAACATCGATGTACGTCCTGCCGCCAGCGTCATCGCTGAAAGATTGAACAGACTTGCCATCAACGCAACAGATGCAGCAGCAAAGCTGGCCGAGATGGGCGTTCGAGTCGAAGCCGAAAAAGATATAATAGATGCCGAAGTTGTAACGGACGTTGATGAGAAGCTAGAGAAAGATCCAGGCAAAGAATGAACGAACTTTTAACGAACGCAACTCATCTAGCTCAGCAGCTAGAGTCCGACATTTCACAAGCCGCTAACCGCGTCGACCATATCCGGATGACGGCTCGTGCAAACGAGGCCTGGAAAATCGTAGAGCTCCTTCAGAAACTTTTAACGAATGCTGATTAAAAGTCCGGCACGGGATCGCTTCCTCCAAGAAGCCGAAAATTACGTTGGTTATACCGCACCGGCAGGTCAACCGGATATGTTCTCTGTTGCCATCGGCCGGCCTGGTGTACTGTGGAACGGTGCGTTCGTTGATTATATCTTTCTGAAGACTGGGATCCTCAGCAGCTGTAGTTATCTTTTAACGAACGTCGCTCTAGCTGAAGCTATTAGATTTAACCGAGTGCACTTACGCCCGCGTCCAGGTGACGTAGTCTTCATTGAAACTTCAACCGATCCATCCCAGATGCCTTTCAACCAACCACACGTTGGTATAGTAACCGACGTCTCTGCCTGGGATACCCACGGAATGTTTCAATGTATCGAAGGTCAAACCGCTAGTGGAATGCCAAAGGGGACTCAGCTGCGTAATGGCGTTTTTAAACGAAACCGTTACAAGTACGAGGTGATCGCCTTCGCGCGCCCAAACTTTAAACGAGCTATTAACGAGCTAGCTGAAGCTGCATCTCATCCGGATCCAGGTAAACTTTCAACGAAGCCCGTTGTTAAAAGTTCCATCCTCAGACCAGGCGTCAAGCACAAATCAATCCCAATCATTCAACTAGCGCTTACCCAGGTGAATGGACTTAAAAGTCATAACAGGGGCGAGTGGGATCACAAGACGATCGCTTCCTTCGCCAACTTTCAACGAACAATTGGATACATCGGAACGGCAGCTTCCGGCACGCCAGATGGCAACTCCTTACGTCGGCTTGGAGAAATAACAAACCTCTTTGAGGTTGTTGAATAATAAACTTGCATTAAGCTTCCGGTTGTGTTAGTGTCGCTGCTGAGACTCTTGAAAGGAGTACAGCTGATGAGATTATTTAGTATCCTTACCGGACTAAAATACGTAGTGCTAGCTAAAAATGAGGGAGAGGCCCTGAAGAAGTTCAATGCAATGAATGACGGAAGTGAGTGCTCCTGTAGCCAAGATGCCTGCGATTGTGTAGACTTTGTAGAGGCAGACACCTGGATTGAGGCAAACTAATGGCAAAATACGTAGTTGTTGATTACACCATCAAAGGATTCTGGCAACCAGAGTTCGACACTGCCAAACAGGCAGAAAAGTTTGCAAACGTTCTCACGGATATGCTTGCAGAGTTCACAGCAAAGAGCGACATCCGCTGGGATGAAGTTGACTGGAAAATAGAAAAAGTAAAGGCAAGTGAATGAGAGTACACCACCAACCATATACCGATGAACTTCCGCACAACTGGAATGTTGCAGTCTACTGGGACAAAGACCGCGAGGCTTTTTGTCTGCAGGTAATAAAAAAGAAAGGCCTGCAGTATATTCACGGAGGCCCGTGGCACTCAAAAATGTACTACTTCCACGAGTTCACCGAGTATGAAAGAGGCGCGGTAGACTCCGTGGTATATCCAAACAAAGATATGCCAAAGATTTTTTCGGCCGGCAGGTTTGCCACATTCATTGACGACTACAAACCGCTCAAGCCTCTAGCAGAAACAATCAGGCGTGTAGCCCGCGTAGCGGAAGACAAACCGCTCGTCTAAACGTCGGCCCGCCATATGGAATCCCTATCTTAACCGATAGGGATTTTTTTTATTTATTTTTTAAAAAACGGGAATAATTTTAATATTGTTAGTTCCCAATAAAAACTTTTAACGAAGCCTTCGTTCAAAGCTCAGAAGCTCCTTCAGCTCATCCAGGCAGCAAACTTTTAACGAAGGCCTGATGAGATGACGGCCCGCGAATCCGGAGGGGGTGGAGACATACCATCCAGGGAAACTTTTAACGAGTGAACCGATGAGAAGTCGCAGTGTAGCATCCGGATCGAGCCCAAACATCAAACCGAGCCTCGTTTAAAGTTTGGAAGCTGCTTTGCCTGGACTCAACTTTAACCGCGTCAATTTTTTAAAAAATCACCATTTTTGTGATGTTTTAGAATAGTGCTATGGAAAATTATGAACTTCACGTAATCTCTGAGCCAGTCGATGCCGAGATTGCGCACACACTAGGTCTTCTTACAGCTGCCCCAGATGAAATGTATTGTGAGCACTGCAACGAGTCAGTGGGTCGCGTTGGAGGTCAGTTCTACCCGTTTGCTATCGTGCTGAGTGATTCTGACGAAGAGTGGCTACTCTGTGAGCCCTGCTATCTACCAACCACTAATCCAACAGAGGATTAGTGCCATAGAGGCTATTTAGCCTCGTAGTTTTATTATACCTATTAATTAGAGATACTCCCCGAGTATCCGGCTACAACTTCTAACCAACTTCGTTTAATCCTGAGAAGCTGCCGTCAGCTCAGTTGCCGGTTTGACTTTTAACGAACCTTTCGTGTAATCTTTCAGAAGCACTAAAAAAATAAAAACTTTCTTAGATTTAGGACTTGACAAACTTCTAATGAACCCTAAGAATAGAGATAGTCATAACTGAAAGGAAAAATCCAAAATGACAAAATCAGCAACATTAGTAGGCAAGGCTCTTTATATGGAGTTTCGCAAGGCAGTAAATACTGCTCAAATCATCATCACTCCCGAGGGCTTTACTGCCGAGGGAGAGTTCGTTCCTAGTTCATCTTGGCGTAGGCAAATCTCGGCTTGGTCGCCTAAGAAACCTTGGCGTGTATATCAAAGTGGCGATTGGGCTACTCGTAAGACAAACGCTATGGAAACTAAGGCACTAGAAATGTCGGCAACACTAGAAATGGCAAAAGAAGTTTCAGCAGAAATGCTGAACGACTTGGCTAAGGTGCTAGACCAACTTCACGATAACGAGTGGAAGTTGTTTCAGACACCTATCGTGTTAGAGTTCTCACAAGAGGATTTAGACGATACCAAAAATCAACAAACTCCCTCTGCTCTTATTCGTAGAATACTTAGAGCAAGAAAAGAACTTGGATTTCCTGATGAAATCCTTGACCAACTAGCAGAATAGAAAAGGAAAAATCCACAATGACAACGATTACTGAAATCACTACACCTTTACAGGCAATAGAACTCGCTGACAGGCTCTACTCGGGCTTGGGCGAATTGCTAATGGCTACTGCTGGTCAGCACCTACACCCTGACCTAGCAAATCACGCTTACCTAGATACTCACTCCACGCCTGCGAGCAAACTCACCAATCGTGCCTCGGCTGGCGAGAGTGGCTCTACACCTAGCATTGTTGAGAAAGACGCTTTGGTCGGTGCTGGTTCTTACCTGCGACCAAATGGCTCGGCTTACTTCACTCGCAAGTGGGGTTCTACTGAAAATGATGATGTTGAGGTTATGAAAACCTGTCGCACCAACAAACAATATGTCCTGCTCTATGGTGAGGCTGGCTGTGGCAAAACTGCTCTCGTTGAGGCTAGTTTCCCTGATGAACTTTACACCTTGCTCGGCTCTGGTGATACTGAACTCTCTGACTTCATTGGTGGTTATGTTCAGACCCCTAGTGGCGACTTTGAGTGGATTGACGGAGTTCTGGTAAAGGCTATGTCCGAGGGTAAGGTTTTGTTGATTGACGAGATTGGTCTGATTGACCCGAAAGTTCTCTCGGCTCTTTATGGCGTAATGGACGGCAGAGACGAGTTGATTATCACTCAAAACCCCGAGAGAGAACCTGTGAAGTCAGCAGAGGGTTTCTATGTGGTCGGTGCTACCAACCCTAACGCTGTTGGTGTTCGTCTATCAGAGGCTCTGCTCTCTCGTTTCACTATCCAAGTGGAAATGACTACTGACTTTGGTATGGCTAAGACCAAAATGGGTATCACTCCACTAATCATTACTGCCTCACAAAACCTAGCAAAGAAACGAGCCTCTGGTGAAGTTTCTTGGTCGCCTCAAATGCGAGAACTTCTAGCGTTCCAAAAGGCTAATGACATCTTCGGCACTAAGTTCGCCATTGAGAACTTGATTGCTTGTTCGCCTGAAAATGATAGACCTGTGGTTGTTGAGGTCTTGACTAGGGTATTTGGCGAAGAGTGCCGACCTGCCAAAATCTAGATTTCCTTTCATCTAGATTTGGCTCGGGGAAGTAGGTTATGTGGATTTCCTACTTCCCCGACTTGACACCAAACCCTAAATCCACGATAATTGTCCTAACTACAAGAAAGGTAGAAAATGACACACTTCGGAACAAACACCTCGGGAGTAAAAGAAACCCCGAAAGAGTGGCTCAAAGTCGGCTCTGAAATTGGCAGACTTGTAAATAAGTGGGCAGAGAGAAACGACCTAGTCGTTTATGTAGGTGCTGATATGTCTGCTCCTGTATCTGCTCTATTTGACCCTGCTACTGCCGAGATTGAGGTCAATGCCAAAGACGCTTTTGGTATTGCTGACCCTGAAATCGTTGGCGACCTAAACGATAGGTCAATGATGTATGAGTTTCCAAAGGCGACAGGTGCGATACTCCACGAGGCTCTACACGCCAGATTTACACGCTGGGATTTAGTCAAGTCAAGTAAAGACCTGAAACGAAATGAGAACGAGGCACTTCACTTGTTAGAGGAAAGTCGCATTGAGGGCTTAGGCATTATTCACTTCCCCGAGAACGCTGACTTCCTAAAAGCCTCGGCTATGGAAATCGTGATTGGCGACCTTACTGACGAGAAGTTGGCAAAGATGTCTGGCACTAGGGCTTTCGCACAAATGGCAGGTCTGGTCGGTGGTCGTGTTGATTGTGGCGTTCTTGACTACGCTGATGTCAAACCTATCCTAGACATTGTTGTTGCTGGTCTTGGTCAAGACCTCTATGACCAACTTAGAGACCTATGGCGTAAGGCTCAATACCACAACAAACACGCTAACGCTGACGACCTCTATCCATTGGCTATTGAGTGGGAACGCCTAGTGTCTGAAAAGGCAAAAGAAAAAGGTGAGGAAACTGAAAATGGCGATTGTGGTTTCTCAATCCCGAGTGAGTTGTTAGAAAAAATCAAAGAGGCTTTGGAAAGTTCTGCTGGCGAGAGTGCTTGGACAGCAACTATCAACTTAGGCGACCAAGAGTTAGAAGAGAAACGCCAAGAAGAAGTCAAAGAAAGAAAAGAAGAGGGCAAGAGACGAGAGGGCAATAAAGAGGCTAGTGCCAAAGTGTTCTCAAAAGCCTCGTCTGAAATGCCATATGGCAAATCAAGTTCCAAGTTGATAGAAACTCGTAAGCCTACTTCGTCAGAACGAGTTGCCTCGGTCAAGGTCGGTCAGATGTTAGAAAAGGCTAAGTATCGTGAGAGAGATGTTTCACTCACAACTTCGGCTCTGCCACAAGGTCGTCTAAGAACTCGGTCAATGGTTCAGAAAAAGGCGTATGAGGCAGTTGGCGTTAGAGTGCCTGTTGAGATGTGGGAACATAAAACTCGCAAACAAACTGACGAGCCTACACTCTCAATCGGAGTTATGGTTGATATCTCTGGCTCTATGGGTGAGGCTATGAACCCTATGGCTACGACAGCGTGGGTTCTGGCAGAGGCAGGTCGCAGGGTTCAGGCGAGAACTGCTATGGTCTATTATGGCGAGGGAGTGTTCCCGACCCTACGAGTTGGTCAGAGATTAGATGATGTCAATATCTATTCAGCACCAGACGGAACTGAAAAGTTTAATGAGGCGTTTATGGCTCTTGACGGACATATGAACTTGCTGGACAGCCGAGGTGCGAAGTTGCTGGTAATCGTTTCTGACGGACATTATTCGGGAACTCAACCTGCTAAGGCGAAAGAGTGGATTAGAGAGTGCGACAAACGAGGTGTGGCTGTTCTCTGGCTGACCTTTGATAAGAACACCACAACACCAGACACTTACCTTGCTGGAACTTCTGGTCAGGCTGTATCTCTGGCTGGCTCTACGCCAGAGCAATCAGCAATCCTGATTGGAAAAACTTGTGCTGATATCATTGGCACGATTGGTAGGCGAAACGCCTAACAACCTAAGTAGCCCCGAGCCTTGATTTCACCTTTCTTGTTCTCGGCTCGGGCTACTTGACACCAATCCACAAATCACTAAACTTGATACATAGGCTACGAAAGGAAATCAAATGCCAAATTGGGTTTATACCTCAATCAACATCTCTGGCTCAAAAGAAGAGATAGCACGATTTAAAGAACAGGCTGGAAAGCCGCACCCACAAAGTTGGAACTCTGACACTAACTCCGTTGAGTATGAGAAAGAGGACATCTCGTTCTGGAACTTCATAGCACCACCAGAAGAGGCAGTTGAGAGTGGCGAATACTTCGGCACTAATGGTTGGGAAAATGGAGTTCAGAAAGGCGACACTCCTACCAACTGGTATAACTGGAACAACGATAACTGGGATACCAAATGGGACGCTTGTAATCCCTCACTAGATAGTGAAACTGATACTGAACTCACTTATAGGTTTGATACAGCGTGGTCGCCAGCCTCGCCTGTGTTTGAGGCTATGGTGGAGCAGTTCCCCGACCTGAACTTTGATATCTACTGGGAAGAGGAACAAGGGTTCGGTGCTGAACTCTCGGGCTACAAAGGCGAACTCACTATCACGAAAGAGTGGGATATCCCGAACTCTCACGCTGACTACGAGGCACAAGATAAAGAGTGCTGGGGCTGTAATAGTGGCGACCCTGACGACCTCTATGACGATTGCCCTCGGGAAAACGACCAGCCTGAACCTGATGTGGTGTATTAGATGTTAGTCAAAGACTTTATTGAGGTATTACAAAAACTAGACCCTACAAGTCGGGTCTGGGTTCATTGGGCAGAAAAAGATGAACTAGCAGACTATTTCGTTGAGGGCTGTGAAATCAACGATAAAGATTGGGAGGACTTCTGCTCTGACTTCTCTGGCGATTGGGACTATGTTTCAGAGTATCTACACGACCTAATGGCAGACAACAACAAGAAAAATGTCTATTGCGATACCTGTTCTCTCTATGACTACGAGTGTATTACTGATGAAAAAGAACAGGAAACTACCTGTCGTCATTGTGGCGAGGAGGAGGACTTACTAAATGATTAGAACTGCGAAAGAGTGGGCAGAAGTGTTCGCCAAGATTGCTGATAAAGACCCTGACCAAAAAGTTTGGGCTTACTGCTACACCATAGATGAAGTTGAGGTTCATAACAGCACAGAACCATACGGAAACATCACTAAGGCAGAGTGGGACAAGATTATTGAGGAGTTTGACGGACTATGTAGTGGTAGTGCCTTAGAACCTGTATGGGAGGCGTTCTCTGACGCTATCAGCTCTGAACTAGGACACCTGCGTTGTGATGATTGCTACGAATACGACTATCAGGTCAAAGGCGAGGACTACGAAAGAAAGTGTGCTGGCTGTGGTGAGGAACAAGACCTACTTGACCAATAGGCAAAACAGGACTAAACTTCTAATAACCCTAGCGAAAGGAAATCAAAAATGGGCGACAGGTCTTTAATCGTTGTTTCTAACAACACAGACGAAAATCTAATAGTGATGTATGGGCATTGGTCAGGTAGCGACAACTTACAGGCTGTCCATAATGTCATAGAAAAAACAGGCAGGATTGGCGACAACTATATCATTGCCGAACTATTCCACGAGTTCTCGGTAGTTCTTGGTGGCTACTCTGGCATAGGTTCAGGCTCGTTTGGTATGTGGGCTGACAGGCTTGACACATTTGACGAGGGCTGGATTGATAGCCCTAGTGTGTGGCTCAATGCTGATACAGGCGACTACACTTGCGACGGAGTGGATTACTCGCCACCTAACCCTGAACCACCTAAGGCAGACAAGCCAGAACAAGATGTCGTGTATGGTGGTGAGGCATAATGGCTAGAAGACACTTTCACTATGTCCTCGCCTACAAAGAGGAAACTAATGAGTGGTATGTTGAGACCTACGAAGTAGGAGACGGAGACATCTGGGACACAGACCTAGACGAGTGGCGTTGGGCTGATGATGAAGTAGTCGCAGGCGAACAAGACCTAGACGGAAAACTCTATGGTATTCTCAAAATGGCAGTAGATAAACTGCCAACACCAAAACTTACACCGGTGGGTCAAGAACCAGACCTGCTCTACGGAAACGAGGCATAATGAAGTTCAGACACGCACTAGGCGAAGTCATTAGAGAGACCAGACACGAACTCGGGCTAAACTTGCGAGATGTTTCCGAGCGTGGCTCGGTGGCTCTTGGCTATTTATCCGAAGTAGAACGAGGGCATAAAGAAGTTTCCTCTGAAATCTTGGATTGTATTGCCGAGGCTCTCGGACTACCTACCTATCAATTAATAGAATTAAGCAGTTGGAAAATGAAAGTTCAGAGTGGGCTTGTTTCTGACGAACTTAGATTTGACACAGGATTAGTCAGACACTAAACTCGTAGTATGGAAAACGAAATCACACCAACAATCGCAGTTTATCTTGGCGAAAGACGAGAACTTACAATCCACAAAACACAAGAAAAGGCTTATGAACTATTTGGAACGGAACTACCACTCCACTACATAATCTTTTGGCACACCTCGTTAGAAGAAGTTATGTCTATGACATACGACCAAGCAATAGAAACCGAAACAACCCGAAAGGCAAAATTAAATGGATAACAGCAAATACACAACAACAGGCTTAGTGGCTACAACACCACGCCACCTAAAAACAGCAGACGGAGTAGATATCACAAGTTTCCGTCTGGCAAGTTCCAGCAAAAAGTTTGACCCAAAGGAAATGGAGTGGATTGACGCTTATACAAATTGGTTCACAATTACATCTTTCGGCACTCTTGCGATAAACGCTGTTTCTTCAATCAGCAAAGGCGACAGGATTATAGTTTCAGGAACGCTACGAGTTCGTGATTGGGATAATGGCGAAAAGTCTGGCACTTCGGTTGAGATTGAGGCTGACACACTTGGACACGACTTAGTGTATGGTCAATCTACTTTCACCAGAACTACGCTAGTAGAGCCTAAGCCTGTAATCAGACCTGTAATAGTTCCAACCGAGGAACCAACAATAGTTTAGTCTTGGTGGCAGAGTTTCTCTCGTTTCCTCTGCCCCACTTGCCGAGGCTTTGCCCCCTCATTTACCTCGGCACGAAGTCCCTCATAGTTCCTAACGCTATGAGGGATTTCGCATTTCTGGCTTGGCAGCTAAAACAATTAATAAAAAGCAGAATTAAAAACAATTAATAAAAAGCAGAATTAAGATCAACAATTAATAAAAGCAGAATTAAAGCTTTCAATTAAAAATAAAAGCCCAGCCTCGCGCAAAAAACTTGACTTCTAGCCTCAAAACTATAAACTTATCTTGTAAGAAAGACTTACGGAAACGAGGAAAAAATGTCAGCACACCTAATAGATATTGACGACAAAGACGGACAAGTAGTAGATAGAAACTATTACTGCTCTGACACCTGTGCTAAAACAGATGAAAAGTATAATGGCTGGAATGGTTGCCACGAAATCTTTACTTGGGAAATCTGTGAAAACTGCTCAAAAGAACTTGTCTGGTATGACGAGGATGAAAAAACCTACAAAATTGGTAGCCTAGAAATCGCAGGGGAACACGCTGGCTATTGGTCTTTATGGGGAACTTACCTCTGCTACTCCTGTGGAGCATACTGCGAAACACTAGACGAAGACGATTAGTGTTAGAATAAAGATATAGACCTGAGCATTTACCTTATTTGTCTATAAAAGGCTCACTACAAAATCCACAAAAGACGAAAGACGCATATGGAACTACCGATTCCAAAATACCCAGAAATAGTTATTGACCTAGAATATGGGCAAAAAAACCTAAACTTTATGTATCTATGGGTTCAAGAGGCGTTCCCCGATAGAAGTTCGGGTAATCAAATCTACCTTGATTGGTATAACGAGTGTTATCATCTAAACCCTGATTGGCAATTCAAAAAAACTCTAGAGTGGTTTACAGTAGTCAATATCTTTTACACAAGCAAAAAGAATTAAAACCTCAATTAAAAAAATAAATGTCTAAACATCAAACGAAAGACTTGACAAGAAACACATAACCAAGTAAGTTTATAGATGTGAGGCAACTAAACAATCTCACGAAAAGGAAAACAAATGTCTAACAACGACAACGCACCAGAACTGCCAGAGAACGCAGTTATCATCACAAGTGCCAAGGTAAAGAAAGCCCACGCTGACTTTATTCAGGCTAAGGCTGACGAGAAAGACGCAAAGGAACGCAAGGCACAAGCCGAGGCAATCCTACGAGCCTCTCTCCCAGCAGGTAAGACAATCGGGTTCTTTGGCAAAATCAAGGCTTTCAGCCTAGTATTCAGTAAGAACACCTCGTTTGACCGAGAGTTGCTACAAGAGAAGTTCCCAGACGCTTACGCAGAAACTCTACGAACCACCGAATACGACTACATCAGAACTGCGTAGTTATTCCTAGCAAAGCCCACCAATAAACTAAACCGAGAGTTTAGGTTGGTGGGTTTCTGCTATCTAAAACAATTAATAAACCAGAATTAAAATCTCAATTAAAAATAAACATTTCGCAGCAGCAGACTTGACTTCGTGTAAAGTTCGTGTAAAGTTGGAAATGTGGAAAGACCACAAAAACAAACGAGGAGCAAAATGCTAGAAGAACACCTAAACGAGTTCGCTAATCTTAGCGTAGATAAAAAAGAAATAGAACTCTTAGTGGATAAGGGAATACTTACTCCACAAACTCTCATACTTATAGAGGGTAGGATTAGCGACCTAGAAAGTATGATTGCCATTGATAAGTATTGGGAGAACCGATAATGGAAAACAACATCAACATCAATGTCCCAATAGACAAGCAACTACTTTGGGAGGCAACTTTCGGTGGAGGCTGGGAGTATATGGAGTGGTGGGTAAGCCTAAAATACTCTAACGGAGGCGATTGGGACAAAATCGGCACAGGCGAATTCACCATAACTGCTTGCGACCCTGACGACCCAGACGAGCCAACAACAACCAAAACTCTAACCATTGAGGATTTGGCTAAGGCTTACAGCACCGTTCTTACAAAAGGACTTACTCATTGTGGGGGTGCGTGGGACTTAGAAGACCCTGACGCTTGCGTGTCAGACGGATTGCTACAAATTGCTTTCTTCGGTGATGTAATCTACGGATAACAAAAAGGCAGTAGTCAGAAATGGCTACTGCTTTTCCGTAAAAACAATTAATAAAAGCAGAATTAAAAACGCAATTAAAAATAAAACGCAGACCCCAAAATAAAGTTTGACTAATGTCAGGGGTTCGTGTCAGAATAGTAATGTGGAAAGACCACAAAAACAAACGAGGAGTAAAAATGTTTGAAAGAAAAATGACATCACTAAGTATCAATGCTGGAACAAGGGTAGGTTCTACCTATATGGGAGACGGAACTATTATTGACCTAGATATCAGCACACACCTACGAGATGTCGGTGGGTTGGAAATCGGTGGCATCATTTCTAGTGTAAGTCAGCACCTATCGCTAGCAGACGCTAAGGAACTTGTAGCACTACTAAATGTCGCTATTGCTGAAATCGAGTTGGAGACTTTGTGAAAGTTGTAGAGATTGTCTCTATGTTGCTCAAAGAATATAAACCTGATGATGAACTTGCTATAACTTGGTTTGATAAAGACCATACAGCAAGTTTCATCACAGGTGATATGACCCCCGAGCAACTAACGGAGGCGTGGAGCAAAATCATCAGTAGTGTCCAAGGCGATTTAGATTGGGTGCTAGAACACCGAGAGTTTATCTATGATGTTGTAGAGGAACTTACCGAGCAACTAAAAGAACTTGGAGCAGAGGTAAAAAATGAGTGATAAAAGCGATTTCTGTGGAGTATGTGGAAAGTCTGGCGAAGATACTTGGGAAGTAGAAACCCCAGACGATTTCGGTTGGGAGTGCGACCAAGATTGTAAAGAGCATATACAATGTAGCGATTGTGGAACTCCTCTCTAATTTCCTAGCAAAGCAAGTCCTACCAAAAGGTAGGGCTTGTTCTGCTAAAACAATTAATAAAAGCAGAATTAAAGGCAGCAATTAAAAATATAAGCGCGACCCTGCTAAATGTATTTGACTACAAACAACAAATCTGTCAAACTATAACCGAGAGCAAAAACGCTCTCCAAATCAAACGAGGAAAATATGTATCTTACAAACGAACAGAAAGACGAGTTTCTAAAAGGAACTCTTACACCGAACAATGTAGTTGAGATTATTGGCAACGACGCTCTTGCTTGGGCAGAGTTGTTGGAATACACCTACAAAGCACACGCCAGCCTAAACGACCAAAAGAAGTTTGCTGACACCAAGCGTTCAGAACTTATTATGAACATCGGTTCTGCTGAGGATTGGTTTCAGGAAAGAATTGAAAGTGCTTGCGCTGACGCAGACGAGTTGGTAGAACTAGCCGAAATCTTCGGTTGGGAAACTACCAAGGAAGTTGATGTTGCTATTGAAATCACTGCCTACGGAACAATAAGCGTTCCAATGGGACAAAGCGTTGAGGACGCTGAAAGTGATATTGAAGTTGATATCAGTATCGGCTACTCAAGCGAGTTTGTTCTTGATGTCAGCGTTGATAAAATCAACCTCTCAGAAAACTAGACCACCTCGGACACCTAGGCAAGTGTATAAACTGCCTAACCACAACTAACGGAGGTAAAAAATGGAACATATTCCGGGATATGACGGCTGGAAAACTGCTACACCTTGGGACGACGAAAGAGAAATCGGAGTTTCCTTTGAGTGTGGCGAGTGCGAAGAAGAAAACGAAACCGATATTGTAGTTGGTGGCAGGTCTGGCGACGCTGATGTTGAGTGCGAGTTCTGTGGCAAAAACAATGTAGTAAGTTTCGGAGACGAATAAGCCCCCCTTTACCCAAAGGAAACACCCGAGCAAGTGTCTAAACTGCTCAATTTCGCTAAAAACAATTAATAAAAGCAGAATTAAAAACTCAATTGAAAATATAAATCGCGAAACTCAACTGCTATTTGACTTAGCCAAGTATTTCTGGCAAACTGAACTCGGGGGCAAGGTGTTATATCTGTTTCTACTTGCCCCCAACCCAAATAAACCGAGGAGATAAAATGATAGATAACCACCACGACATAACTTGCGACAGTTGTGGAAACTACAATGATGGCGACCCGATTAGTGTGCTAAGTGCCACTACAAAAGTCCCAGAGGGTATTCACGACCCAGCAAAGATGACCGAACTTACTTACTTCTGGCTCTGCCGAGAGTGTAAAGAGGATTATCCAAACGGGGCAAAAGATTTCTTCACTGCCTCTTACTTCACCGAAGATGAACTCTACCTCTGCTCATACTGTAAGGCGTTCATTCCAGAGGAAGTCCGAGACGAGTTTGACGACACCGAAGTATGTCTGACCTGCTCACCGAGAGAGGAAGAAGATGTCTGAACCTGACGCTTGTAATTTCTGTGGTGCTGACGGATTTGAGGTAGATGAACTCAACCCACATAAGTTCCCACTGTATCCAAACGAACCAAGTTGGGTTTGTGATTACTGTAAGGCAACTTACCTGAACTAACCGACCGAGCCCCTTGCTGAAAAGCGAGGGGTTTTGGTTTGTAAAACAATTAATAAAAGCAGAATTAAAAGCTCAATTGAAAATATAAACGCCGACCTATACATCTAAGTTTGACAGAAGTCAGGTCTAGGGCTTAAACTAAAAGTGTAGAGGCAAGAAAGTATCTCCTAGTGCCGACTTGCCTCTACAACCCAAATAAACCGAGGAGACAAAATGTCTGAAACAAATGAACCACAAGAAACACAAGAAGTAGTAGTAAAGTCCGTTGAGGAACTTACTGCCGAAGTCGCACAACTAACCAAAGAGTTAGAGTTCGCAAAGTCAGAAAACGAAAAAGTTATTCGTTGGTGGACAGACCTAGAACGCAAAAAGGACAGGTTAGAGGAATACCTAGACGAGAACTGGGACAGCCTTGACGACCACGCAGAAGAGATTGCTAAAATCTTTGACATTGACACCGAAGTAGAGAAGGAAGTAGAAGTTAGTATTTCTGGAACTATGACTATCAAAGCACCTCGCAGTTTCGACTGGGACGACCTTTCATACACCTCGTTTGAGGTCAGCATTGATACCCACTGGTCTAACGGCTTCTCTATCGAGAGTTATGACCTAGATGTCAATGACACAAATGTTCAGGACTACTAACACCTGACCAAAGCCAGCCCTGCCTACTAGCCTCTCTTAGTAGGTAGGGTTTTGGCTAAAAACAATTAATAAAAGCAGAATTAAAAACTCAATTGAAAATAAAACCGCTAGCAGCACAGGTAGTTTGACTAAAAGTTGTAAGCGTGTAAGAATAAATATGTAAGCAACAACGCTTACACAAATCGAGGAGAAACAAATGTCGCTAAATTGGGACGCTCAAAGCGTAGCAAACATTGACGCTAGATTGGAAGACGAGGCTGACGCTAACGCTATCGCATACTTCGCTTTCGCACTTATGGCTATCGGTATCGGTTCGGTGTCAAAGAAAAATGTTGGTGAGGTTTATGCTCGCATCAAAACTTGGGAAAGCCTACACGGACCTCTACACTACGAGAACAAGCAGTTAGAAGACGGCAGTTGGTCTAACAAGTCTGCCTACACCTTTAACTTTGTAAAAAGTGTAGTGGGCTACGGAACTAATGTTTCCAATGAGCCACTTGGAACTTGGACCAAAAAAGTTCTCGCCAGAGAAGCCGAACGCTTCCAAAAGCAGTATGAAGAAAGTCTTGCTGAACCGAAAGAACCAGCAATAGTCTAACGACTACCAACCAGCCCTCTACCAGAAATGGTGGAGGGTTTGGTTTTGTAAAACAATTAATAAAGCAGAATTAGAAGCTCAATTAAAAAACAAAACCAACTCGCAGCACCGAATACTTGATTATGTAAAGATAATGTGAGAGGATTTAGATGTGGAAAGTATCCACAGAAACCGAGGAAAAATGTCTAATTGGAATATCACCGTCAGAGTAGATTACAACTTTGATGTGGAAGCAGAAACACAAGAGCAAGCCGAAAAAATCGCTTGGGACAACTATGCCAAACTTGGTGTAGATGTTCAGATTGTAGAAATCTGGACAGAGGAAGAAACCGAGGACAAGGACGAGGACGAGGACAACGAGCCAGACGAAAGTTGGTTTGACGGAGATGCTCTCGCTAGTGCTGGACACGGAACAGACGAGGACTACGGGTATTACGGAGATGAATAAGCCTAATCACCCAGAGGGCGTGGAGGGGTCAGAACCCCTCCACTACCCTACCCCAGAGGAAATCGGAAAAATCCACGCAGTTATGGAGGAACTTCGCAGACTAGGGTTTGTAGTTCCTGAAACAACAAACTCAGATGATATCCCTCTCTACCAACTAACCTCAGATGACCTCGCAGAAATCCAAGAGTTCATTGACGAAGTAAAAAGAGATGATGATGAGTAGGCATAAATATAATCCTGACCTCAACCAAAAGGCTATACGACTACTTAGCCGAGTAATCATTAGACTTTCCACGCTACAAGCGTTCCTAATCAGTAAGTCCAAGTAAGCAAAGCCCCTGACCAAAAGGTCGGGGGTTCTTGCGTAAAACAATTAATAAAGCAGAATTAAGATCTCAATTAAAAAATAAAGCTCGTCAATATCAAAGTAGTTTGACTTATTAGCGTAAGTGTGAAAAACTACAAGTGTGGAAAGTATCCACAGAAACAGAGGAAAAATGACCGATTTCAGTAAAGTAGCAAAAGCCCTTGAAACAGCAGAAGGTATCGCTTGGGACACTTGCCACAAGATTTATGTCCTAATGGATAACTATCAGGTAGAACTTATGCGTAAGTATGAGTATGAGAAAATCAAAACTTACAGTGATGGTTTCTCTCCCGAAGATATGTTGGACTTGGTAAAAGAGTGGTATGCCGATAGTTGCCAACTACGGTTTGTTCAGTCAGTCAGAACAGTTCTTACAAATCCTAATCTTGGATTTGAGGATTTGATTAGTCAGTTTGACGAGATTGACGAAGACGGTATGTATTAGACCAAAGCCTCTCACCCGAAAGGGTGGGAGGTTTCTTCGTAAAACAATTAATAAGAGCAGAATTAAAAGCTCAATTAAAAAAGTAAACCGCAGCTCCTATCAAAAGTTTGACTTACGGATATATCTATGAAAGACTTGTCTTGTGGAAAGTATCCACAATTTACAACTAGGAGTAAATATGTTATCTGAATTTGATATCAGCCAGATAAAGCAAGCACTATGGCACGCTAGAAGGAACGCTAGTCCGTCAATGAGGTCTAGGTGGGAGGCAGTGCTAAACAGGTTTGAGGAGGAGTTTGAGCCTGTATCTAATGTCTGTCAATGCGAGGATAGACCTTGTTGTTCCTGCGACAAGGACTACTATCGCAACGACAACAACGAAGCACCTGATTACGAGGCTATTCGAGAGCGTGATGAGGAACGAGAACTACAATGGGAAATGCTAATGGATAGCCCTTGCTCAATCTGTAAGGAAAACTTTACAGACGAGGACAACGAGGACGATATTGTTCAGGGTTTCCACGCTGATTGTTCCGCAGACGGAGACCACTACGGAGATATCTAGTTCCAACACCTAAGCAAGTGTCTAAAAGGCTTACACCAACAACCGAGGAGAAAAATGGGAAACTTAGGAACTATGTGTCCAGCAGGACACAACCTTACAACACCAAACGCAGTCTATACCACCACCAAAAAAGATGGAAATAGTTATAGGCGTTGCCGAGTTTGTTATCAAACTTATCAACGAAACGCTAGGCGTAGAAAGTCAGGTATTCCACTTGACGCACCTGTAAGAGCATACACAAAACAAAACCTAAAAGAGAGTAAAACTGCTAGGAAACGACTAATGGAACTAATAAGAGAAAATCCAGAAGTAGTGCCTACTTTACTAAAAGTAGCCTTTGAACACGCAACCTCAAATTCTAGGTCAATAGTAGCAGAGGCATTATCGCCAGCCCATATCTACTAATCGCAAGAGGCTTGCCCGAAAGGGCAAGTTCTCAGCATAAAACAATTAATAAAATCAGAATTAAAAGATCAATTAAAAACAAACCTGGCGACACCCCCAAACATTTGACTTACGGATTGATATGTGAAATGCTGGTAATGTGGAAAGACCACACTTCCAACCTAGGAGAAAAATGGAAAACTGGAAAACAATTACGGACAAATGGGAACTGCTAGAAAATGCCCCAGAGTTCGCTGAACATACGGCTGGCTTGATTAGTTGGTCGCACAACTGGAACGCTGGAGATACTTCTAGCCCAATCATTCCGTTCCTTGCTTTGATTGGCTACTTTGATACCGTTATTGGTGTTGAGAAAGTAGAAATCTCTCGCACTGGTTTCCTTGAAATGTCTTATATTGCTGACGCTTTACGGGAATACTCAGAACGACCTAACGATGTCTGGGACTTTGTAGAACGCTACTTTGTCTTAGAAACTCAGGACTAACCTCTGCCGACCTGACCCAAAAGGGTCGGGTCGGTGGCATAAAACAATTAATAAAATCAGAATTAGAAACTCAATTAAAAAAATAAAGCCGCCCGACATACCCAAGTTTGACTTCTGGCAATAAGTATGAAAGACTAACACCGAGAGGAAACTCCTCTCACCTAACCCAAAGACTAGGAGTAAAAATGGGATTAGATATGTATTTAGAGGCTCGCAAGTATTTCTCTAAGTTTGATTACAAGTCAGACAGCGATGATTTACTGCCAGACTACAAAGAACTAACAAAGTTCTTTCCAGCAGGTTCAGACGAACTTGGCTCACACGCAGGGGCTACACTAGAAATAACCGTTGGCTATTGGCGTAAGGCTAACGCAGTTCACAACTGGTTTGTCCAAGAGTGTGCTAACGGAATAGATGAGTGCCAGCCTATTCCAGTAAGAAATGGAAAGTTGCGAGAACTAAAAGTAATCATTGAGTTCTTGATAGACATCAAAGACTTACCAAGTGCCAAAGAGCAAATTGAAAAGTTGCTACCACCAACAGCAGGTTTCTTCTTCGGGAATACCGAAATAGATGAATACTACTGGGGCGACTTACAGCACACCTTAGATATTCTCAACAGGGCTATTGACCTTGAGGAAAATCAAGATTGTTCTATCACCTACCAAGCAAGTTGGTAATCTCCTAAATAGCGACAGCCTACCCGAAAGGGTAGGTTGTTTCGCGTAAAACAATTAATAAAGCAGAATTAGAAGCTCAATTGAAAACAAACCGGGCGAGACCCACTAGGTATTTGACTATTTACGGATAGCGTGAAAGACTTAGAGCGTGGAAAGTATCCACAAAGCAACACCTAACTAGGAGTAAAAATGGAACTACTACCAGAAAGCGAGAAAGCAAAACTCGCAAAGTGGAACGAAACTGAGGGCAAGAACCTCAGCGAAGTTATGGCAACTGTAAAATTCTTCACCCCTTGGGCTAACTGGACTTGGTATGCTGCCGAGTTTGATGGCACAGACACTTTCTTCGGTCTTGTTGATGGATTTGAGAAAGAACTTGGCTACTTCTCACTAAGCGAGTTAGAAAATGCTAATGGTCCAATGGGTCTCAAAATTGAGAGAGATTTACATTGGACACCAAAGGACTTGGCAACTCTTCTTCACGAGTAGCAACTTGCCAGCCTGACCCGAAAGGGTCAGGTCTGGTGCTCCTAAAACAATTAATAAAATCAGAATTAAAAGCTCAATTAAAAAATAAACCGGGCGACCCACTAGGTATTTGACTATCTACGGATAGTATGAAAGACTAGACCCGAGGGGGTAGGAAGAACAAGGTCCGTTCATACCTTTCACTGCTAACCTACCCTCTCACCTTTCCACTAATCAACTAGGAGATAAAGTGAAATACACACCACAGCAATACGCAGACGCAGTAATTAGGCAAGTCTATAAAGTAGAAAACATCTACAACTTAGGAACTGCCATTGGCTACACAGCAACAAAAATGTCTATCTGGGCAAGTAAAAAAGCCGAAATCGCAGTTTGGGCAACTGACGGAACTGAAGAACACGCAGCAAGAAATCACGCTGAGTGGGAAATCGCAGATACAAAGTTCAAAGCATACCTAATCGCTTTCAACACCCTTAGTGCCAAACTTCCAGAGATGGTAATGGAAGTGGAACTATGAGTGTCTGGTGTCCCGAGTGTGATGAGGAAACAACGCAAGCCTCATTAGACAAATGGGAAAAATGCTACAACTGCGAAAAGCAAGCGTGTCCCGAGTGTGCCAAAGCGTTCTGCGACCACAACCAATAAAGTCTGCCAGCCTACCCGAAAGGGTAGGTTGGTGGCGTAAAACAATTAATAGATCAGAATTAGAAGCTCAATTAAAAACAAAACCGCCGACCCGACATACGATTTGACTTACGGAAGGCTATCTGCCATACTTGTATCAACAAGGAAGCGACGGCTGACTTGGAGTGTGGCTGAACGAAGCCCTCTGTCTAGGAGGGGTAAGAAAGGCACAGCGTGGGTTTAGCGACCCCAGTTTAGCGGCTGAAAGCGTTGGTAGGACTAAGGCGGTTCCTAAGAACTCTTAGACTTCTCCTTGGTGGTAATAGACAACCCACCCACTCACATATAGCACCACTCCACCTGAGCAAGTGGGGAATTAAAAGGCTCACTCAAACAACTAGGAGATAAAAATGGAAAACCCGAAATACCCAGAAGTCAAAGTTCAGTTAGTAGGACTTGACGGAAACGCTTGGTCTATTATGGCAAGAGTTTCATCAGCACTAAAAAAGGCAGGAGTTTCAGAGGACGAAGTATCTGAATACCTAACCGAAAGTCAGTCGGGAGACTACGACAATTTGCTACGCACCGCTATCAAGTGGGTTAGCGTAGATTAGTTTGCTACCGAGCCCCAGCCGAAAGGTTGGGGTTTCGGTGTAAAACAATTAATAGATCAGAATTAGAAGCTCAATTAAAAATATAAAGCTGCTCGGCACACCCTAGTTTGACTTATCTGTCGAAGTATGAAAGACTGATAGCGTAGAAAGCCCTCTACAACAAGACGCAGACTTGCTAAACTGCCACCTAGTTCAACCGAGAGGAGGACAAAGTGAAAATGTTCAAGTTCATTAGCGACCCATCGCACGGCTGGCTGGAAGTAAATCTCAAGGAGTTTCCGTTCGCCCAGCGTTCAGCGACAGGGTTCGGCTTCAAAAATGGCGACTTTATTTACTTGGAAGAAGATGTTGAAGCCAACGACTTCCTAGTAGAACTTCGCCAGCGCGGTATCGCATTCGACATCACAGAAGAAATTCTTGATGAAAGATGGGAAGGTCGCGACTACGAACGCAACCGAGAGTTGAATAAGTAGTCCCATACACCAGCCCTAGCCGAAAGGCTAGGGTTCGGTGTTTCTAAAAACAATTAATAAAAGCAGAATTAAGAGCTCAATTAAAAAAGTAAACTACGCCGACACACTTACGGATTGACTTATCTACCGAACTATGAAAGACTAAACACGGGAGAGCAAGTCTGTGGGGACAGGTTCGCTTGCTCTCCCAACTTATTTATCCCCAAAACCTAGGAGTAAAAATGGAAATAGACGACAGAACAGCACAAAAAATCAAAAGTATCTATAACCGCTACTGGTCTGGAAACATCACCGCTGATGAAGCACTAAACGAGTTGGAGTTAATCATCAACGGAGAAGATGATGAGTGAGCCATACTTCAACGACCTTCTAAGTAACCACATTGGACACAAGATGGAAGTTGTTGAGTATCTATGCGGTGTCTGCGGTAAGACCAGCGACTATCTGTTGAGATGTATTCAAGAGCAGGTAGACGACACTTGCTACAACGACCCAGTAGGTATCGCTAGAGAGTTGACTCCAGAGTGCGGTTGCTCTCTTGCTGACCTGAAACTACCTTGGATGCCATCCTAACCACTGCTAGCCCTAGCCCCCGAAAGGGGGTTAGTGGCGTAAAACAATTAATAGATCAGAATTAGAAGCTCAATTAAAAAATAAAACCCCCGGAACACACCTGCGGTTTGACTTACAGTATGAAGTGTGAAAGACTTATAGCGTAGGCAACCGCCTACACCCAAATAACCCGAAAGGAACATAATGCCTATCTTAGACATTATTTCTGCTCTACCGCTTGTTTATCTTGCGGTTGCTACAATACCGCTTATAGTCATTGACTACAAGTTACACCGCTTACCGAACAAAATTGTTCTACCATTCGCCGCCCTAGCGTTCATTACCGCTATCACTGTGAATGTCGCTACTCAAAGTTGGATAAACCTACTGCTCGCAGTTGGCTTGCCGTTCGCTTGGTTCATTATTGGACTTGTCCTAAACTACTTTGATGTAGTTGGAATGGGTGATGTGAAGTTCATTACTGCCCTACTGCTCGCAGTTGGCGTGTATTCACCGCTTATTGCTCTGCTAATCATTCCACTATCAGTTCTATTCTCACTACTCGCAGTTGTTTATGTGATTATGCGGAAAGCACCGATAGGAACAAGTGTGCCACTTGGTCCTTGGCTACTGCTCTCAACTTGGTTAGTAGTCGCAGTATTCAGTTCTGCTTGGTAAGCACTGCCAGCCCTGCCGAAAGGCAGGGTTGGTGGTGTAAAACAATTAATAAAGCAGAATTAGAAGCTCAATTAAAAAATAAAACGCCGCGACACCTTAGGTATTTGACTACTACGGTGAAGTATGAAAGACTAGACCCGAGAGGGTAAGCGAAATAATTGTGTTTCATACCTTAGTTGTCCTGCTTACCCTCTCACCTCACCCACTAACTACTAGGAGAGAAATGCTAGAAGAAGTAATCAAGTCCTACAAGACTGTAATTGAAGACATCACCGATGACGATACTTGGCTTGAAGACGCAAAAGAACAAGTCTTATCGCTACTACGGACAAGACTAATGGAATTGACAACTATTTGGTCAATACCAGACGAACTTTGGCACGCCGAGTTTGACGAAGTTGAGTTGCCAGCCCCAGACCAGCCAGACGGAAACGAAGACCCCGACCACTGCTCAAGTTGTAATGGAGTTGGCGAGGACAGATACGAACAGCGTTGTGTGTCCTGTGGTGGCAGCGGTAGAGAGAGTTAGTATCTCCACCAGCCTAGCCCTGCCGAAAGGCAGGGTTAGTGCCCTAAAACAATTAATAGATCAGAATTAGAAGCTCAATTAAAAAGTAAACGCGCCGCAGCTCCGATAGTTTGACTACTACGGCTATCTATGGCAGACTGAGAGTGTAGAGAACCCTCTACACTAAACCCTAAACTAGGAGTAAATTATGTCTGAAGACATTGTTTATGAGTTGTCTAGCAACTGCCGTTGCACTGTCTATGACAGTGAAACAGACAGTGAAGTGTTAGACGATAATGGTAATCCAGTCCCATCTGAGTATTGCGATGGTTGCTGGCAAGATGACCAGAGCAACACCGAGTATGACATTATCCACCCTTGGCAAATTGCTAATGACATTGCCGACCAGGACTACATTGTAATAAATGCAAACAGAGTATCTTGGCGAAATGTCGATGGCTACACACTTAGCAAGGCGGACTTCAAGAGTATCTTGAAGACGCTTACATTCGATGGTGACTGGACACTCAAAATCACCTACGATAGCGACAAGACTATGACTGCACAGCGATGGAGCCACGATGAGCCTACAGGCACAGGCATCTTCACCTTTAGGAAAGCCACCGAAGAGGAAATTGAAGATTGGCAACGCTTGTGAGCAACTGCACAGTCTGTGATGGCATAGGTGAGATTGCCGAACTTGACCAGTTAGTCTGTATTTGTTGTGACGGACTTGGCTCAAACTGTATCTGCACCGTTGAGTAGTAAAAGCGACAGCCCTGCCGAAAGGCAGGGTTGTTGCCTTGCGTAAAACAATTAATAAAAGCAGAATTAAGAGCTCAATTAAAAAACAAAACACGCCGCCACACCTACGGCTTGACTAAGTGCCGTAAGTATGAAATACTTGGAGCAGGGTGAAATCCAGCAAAGGTTGCTGGTTCGAGAAACATAAGCCTTAGCGAAGTGAGCAGGAAAGACCTTGCTAGCAGTTGATTACTGCTCACTTTGCGACTACCGACTAGGAGAAAAATGACAAACAAAGAAAGCCAAGAGTGGCAGGAAATCATCAAGAACAATCAAAATTGGTTTAGTGAAACCACGATGAAATTCTGGAACTCTGAAGTCTATTGGGAAACTCTGACCCCCCACGAGAACGGCTGGAAGTTCATAACCAGCGAACACGTTGCTGACCGAAGTTGCTCACGCTATACAATCCGACTAGCAACACCAGACGGAATTAAAGAACTGAGTGAGTTCCTAGAGTTTGGAACTCTTGGCGAGGCTATCAAAGCCTTCTAACCTTAGCCCTAGCCCTGCCGAAAGGCAGGGTTAGTGCCGTAAAACAATTAATAAAATCAGAATTAGAAGCTCAATTAAAAACAAAACGCCACGCATACTTAGGTGCTTGACTTAGCACCGATAATGTGAAAGACTGAACCCGTCAGGGAATACCCTGATGCGTTGCTCTGTCTTGTTTCGGTAAGAGTGCTGGGTGCCAGTGCCGCAGAGCAACGCCAAACTACTAGTAGTAAGGAAACTGCCGTGAACACTATTCACGCTTTAGTTGTCCGCCCAGACAACACCACCGAGCGAATTGAAGTTCCAGAAGTGGAGATTTCAGACGCTATCAAATCAGCTATCGGTAACTGGTTTGACCACGTAACCATTCAGCCTGCCCTAGATTTCTGGGTAGATGATGAAGGGCTACACAAGGGGCTACCACTCAACAAGGTAGCAACTCGTTTCTACGAAATGCTAGGAGCGTCTAGCCCTATCGTTGGAACTGTCGTCTTCACAGGTGGCTCAAACGCAAGGGGAGAAACCTTGTCCCTTGATGAGAACTACGCTAGAGCCATAGAGTTTATGGCTCAAATGGCTAACGAGTTCTAACCCATAGTGCCGAGAGCCTAGCCCGAAAGGGTTAGGCTTTTGGCGTAAAACAATTAATAAAAGCAGAATTAGGTTCGCAATTAAAAAATAAACGCGCCGCCTTACTTGCTATTTGACTAATCACCGATTACCTGAAATACTAGACCCACAACTAAATAGCGTGAGTGGTTAGGCTCAGTTGCGAAGCCTTGCCTAACCACTCAGCCCCCAACCTATCCACTAATCAAGGAGCAAAATGAGTAAAACTCAAATCGCTACGGCTTGGAATTGGTTTGTCGCAAGATACACCAAACTAGGCTACAAGTCCCTAAATCAGTTCGCTATCGCTACAGGCTTACAGAAGTCCAGCCTTAGCCGTTATTTCCACCTAGAGCGTCAAATCCCGTCAGGAATGATGGCGACACTCTGCCGAGAACTCAAGACCACTCCAAACGAGTTGATGAAAGTTATCGGTGCTTGGAAGTAATCACCACCGAGAGCCTAGCCCTGCCGAAAGGCAGGGTTAGTGCCGTAAAACAATTAATAAAATCAGAATTAGGTTCGCAATTAAAAAATAAACGCGCCGCGCTAGGTGTTTGACTTAGCACCGATAAACTGAAAGAATAGACCTGTGAAGTCTAATAAGGAGAGTGATTACTATGACTGAACTAGCACCATACCAAATGAACCTAGTGTTCTGTTCCTGTGGAAACCCAAGTGGAGAGTTGTCTGCCAATGCCTACGGACTTAGCATTAGATACCCAAATGGCGAACCTGTGTTGAAAGGGTTTGCTTGCCACGACTGCGGCGAGTTGATAAACAACTATGCCCTACAACCATACAACAGCCTAGAACTACACTTACTCAAAAAGGAAGTGGAGAAACTACAAGGCAGGTTAGGACTATCAGTTCCGTTCTAATCCCAGCCTAGCCCTAGCCGAAAGGCTAGGGTTTAGGCGCGTAAAACAATTAATAGATCAGAATTAGAAGCTCAATTAAAAATATAAAGCTGCTCGGCATTCCTATTTGACTAATCACTTACGACTATGCCATAATTGTATTGGATAGCGTATCTATCCAAGCACCACCTAACTACTAGTAGGAGTTCTAATGAACCTATCACTTATCATCACCCGTTCAGCACTATTCGTCTCTATCTGCTTGTCTGCCGTAATCTCACTAAAACTTGCTAAGGAATACGAATACCAATGGGACATCTATAACAGCACCTATGCCCTAGACCACTACACAACTTGGACTGCCGTTTCTTGGGTTCTAATCACCCTAGCCATTGCCAGTTTCGCTTGGATTTGGACAGCGTTTAGAGATTAGTTAGTCAGCCTAGCCCCTAGCCGAAAGGTTAGGGGTTAGTGGCGTAAAACAATTAATAGATCAGAATTAGGTTCGCAATTGGATATATAACCATTGCTCACCACCTAGACTTGACCCTTACGCTGAAGTGTGAAAGACTGAACCCGTCAGGGAAAATCCTGATACCAAAACTAACTAGGAGTTGTTATGCCCTGTTGTAAGTATGACGAAACTGTTTGTTCCAAACTTGGAGGTTGTATCTCAACTACCGACTGGCCTTGCTTGAAGTGTATGGACGACCTTATGTGGCGTAAGGACAATAAAGACTGCCCTTGTTGTAAAGGCACTAGCGTAAACTGTCCTTGTATAACTACACCAATAGAGGACTAATCCCAGCCTAGCCCTGCCGAAAGGCAGGGTTAGGCAACCCCCAACCAGCAACACCGATAACAAGGAGAACTATGTTTATAGAGCAAAAAGGCGATGCCGAGCAAGCCGAACTATTCGCAAGGGGACTAGTCAAAGAGCCAAAAGACAACGGAACTTTAGTTTTAGTTCCTTGTAAGCACAAGGTGTTCTGCCGAACACACGGGACTTTTTGGATTAGAAAAAAGTTTTGGAAGTTTGGAACTAAGCCCTAAGCAGCCCTAGCCCCTAGCCGAAAGGTTAGGGGTTAGTGCCGTAAAACAATTAATAGATCAGAATTAGGTTCGCAATTAAAAAATAAAACGCCGCACGGCTAGGTGTTTGACTTATGTCTTATACTCTGGCAAACTAGAACTACGGGTATGCCCGTAGAAAGTAGGTGATTACTATGGAGTTATTTACAACAAAACTAACCACAACAACCAGACACCGTTGCGATGTCTTGTCTTGCGATAAGTCAGCCGATAGCGTCTTGTGGAGTTCACTAACCGACCCTGAAATGTTCACTTGTCTAGGACACGGTGAAACAGCAGTGAACTTAGGAGAGTTGCCTAAAACTTGGACTAGGTGGACAGAACTACCAGAGAACAAGAGCAACTAAGTTTTACAGCCTAGCCCTGTCTAGCAATAGGCAGGGTTAGGCAACCCCCAACCAGCAACACCGATAACAAGGAGAACAAAAATGAACCAACCAAGAAAATCAGTTGTAGTTGCTCGCCGACTACTTGCCAGCATAATCCTTACGCCAGCAATAGCCGCGGTTTATGTCCTAATCTATGCCCTATTGGTTGCCAATGGAGCAGAGCCGACAAACACAGCGTTAGGCGTTGCCCTAGACGGCTTATGGATAGGTGGAGTTGCCAGCCTATTCTTTGCCTTAGCACCGATTATTTGGAAACGCAAGTAATCCCTAACCTAGCCCCTAGCCGAAAGGTTAGGGGTTAGGCACGGTAAAACAATTAATAGATCAGAATTAGGTTCGCAATTAAAAAATAAAACGCCGCCGTATTTCTAAGTTTGACTTACTTTCTAACAACTGCCATACTTGTCTTAGGTGGAAACCTCTGCCTAGCATCACCTAACTACTATCAGGAGTTCCAATGAACCTTTCACTATTCATCACCCGTGTAGCACTATTCTTATCTCTTGGAATGTCTGCCATAATCTCTATAATGCTTGTAAAGCGATACGACTACGAGTGGCAAGTATACGAGAACACCTATGCCCTAGAACAATACACCGCTTGGTATGGCGTAACTTGTGTCCTAATCACCCTAATCCTTGCTAGTTTCATCTGGGCTTTGAGAGCACTTAGAGATTAGTTAGTCAGCCTAGCCCTAGCCGAAAGGCTAGGGTTTAGGTGCGTAAAACAATTAATAAAAATCAGAATTCGCTGCTTCGCAGCTGGCAAGCCGGCTTCGCCGTCTTGCACAATTGCTTCGCTTCGCTCAGCTAAATGCCGCTACGCGGTTTCTTATATGTTAAGAGTTGTAGGAAAAGTGCGGTACAATAGAATATAACTAAGGAGAACCATGCACCAAATACCAAGTGGGCTAACCACCGATGAGACTGAAGCTTATACAAACATAATGAACCTATATGACCTATATGTGGTAGGTAAATATGACCCAACCACCGATTCTCAAAACACCTTAATAACCTTAAATATGGATATTAACTCTTTAGGATCTAAGATTAGCCTAGCCGACATGCCCGATTTTATGCGGTTTAAGCAAGCTGTTGCTATTGGCTTAGGTATGTAATTCGTACAAAACTGCTCTTGATTTGACAAAAAGCACCCGTAATGGTGTAAAATTATGGGATACCTGCACCGGCAGGTATATGGGAGAACCCAACCAATAACGACCGAGTACTAACTCAATTCATAACAGGAAAGGTAGGTCGCCAATGAAAAAGTTCGCAACATTACTAGTAGCAATGGTATTAACCGTTGCTGGATGCTCAGCTTCTGCAGCTATTGCATCTAAAAATCAAGTAGCGAAAACAGCAGAAACATCTACGGCTATTGTAAAACCAAAGCTGTCAACTACAGCAGAACTAAAGTTCATGCAAAAAACATCTAACTCAAAAGAGATTAGAAACTATGCACGAATGACTCTGCTAGTCAAGTACCTCAAGACACGCGTCGGAAGAACATCTTATGTTTTCTCTGGCTCGTCAACGAGGGGGTGGGACTGTTCTGGGATGGTTCGCTGGACTTATAAACAGTTCGGTATAACCCTCCCACACTCTGCTAATAAACAAGCCCATCTGGGTAGCCGAGTATCTAACCCTAACGTTGGGGATATCGTTGTATTTGCATACAATGGATCTACCAGCTTCTACCATTCCGGAATATATATCGGCAATGGTAAAATCATTAATGCTAACTACGGATCAGGAACAACTATTATTGAACCGTTGACTAACTATAAGCATAGTCAAATCCGTTACGTTCGTGTTATTAGACAGGCAAGTTAAGGTGGAACAGCTGTAAGCTGCTTACATGTCTTTACAAGAGCCCCCCGGGAAACCGGGGGGTTTCTTTTATTATCTACTGCTAATTATGGTAGGATTTAAATTACATAAGTACGGAGACTTATATGTTTGATTTTATAATTTGGATACTTGGCTTGGTAGCCGTGTTAGCCGTGGTAGCTGTATTTGGGCTATTATTCGCATACTGGCTATACCTGCTCTTGCATCAAAATGATTATGGTCATATCGAACATCTAGACAGCGGGGATGATACTGATCCCCAACCGTTACTTGGCGTAGTTGCACCTAAGAATCTTGAAGACAGCTATGGCCCTATCCCAACCCCTACAAAAAGAAAGTAAGACATGCCCCTTTGGTTCCTTAGATTAAAAGATATTGTTTGGCCAGCTGTTATTGCTGTTGCCCTTGCGGTAGTTGACATCATTGTCGCTATCGTTTCCCCAGCTAACCTCGGTTTGATTCTAGCATTAGGATTGTCCGCGGTTGTTTCTTCTCTCCTCGCTCAGCGAGCCTAACCGATAGGATATTAATATGGACAATCAAGATCTAACCCCAACTCCAGAAGAACTAAACACTCCTGAAGCCGTTGAAGATGTTGTAGATTCTAACCTTACTAACGTCAACGACTCTACACTAGAAGCTACACCTGTTCCTCCAATAACACCTAAATTAGCCTCTGAGGTGATTAGAGGAATACCACAAAAAGTAGACATTGAAGCCGTTCGAGAAGCTATGCCTGAGCCTGCTGGCCCAGCCGTCGTTGGTTTTGGAGAGCGTGATGATGTATTGATATCAGCTTTGGTGTTTAAGCAAAACAATCAGACTAAGTCTCTTAGTGTCTACCACTTACAGCGCAGGCTGGGAGAGCTTGGTTACTCAGAGGGAACCCGTGATCGTCCTGGATCATATGGAGACCTTACTTCTGTAGCCGTTGCTAAGTTTCAGAGAGATCGTGGTTTAACCATTAGTGGGCACATGGATAGGATAACCGCTGAGGCAATCTTTGATGGTGATCCTAACGTTCAGTTAGTTGACTAATGGCCAAGAGTCTGATGGAGCAGCTGTCTCTTCTTAGTCCTGAAGAGCAGGCTCTGGCCCTAGCCGGAATGGATCCAGACACACTGCTGTGGGACTGGTCTGTTTGGGGAAGACCTGAACAGCAGGCTCCTGAAGGCGATTGGGCCATCTGGGCATATATAGCAGGTCGTGGTGCTGGTAAAACCAGGACAGCAGCCGAGTGGGTAAGGGAGCAAGCTAGGCATACAACTGAAGGTCAACGTCGTTTTGCTCTTGTTGCTAGAACAGCAGCCGATGTGCGTGACGTTATCGTTGAAGGTGAATCTGGGATCATGAATGTTACTCCCCCTAGTGAGAGACCTTTGTATGAACCCTCTAAAAGAAGACTTACCTGGCCTAATGGTAATACTGCTACATGCTTTACAGCTGATGAGCCTGACTCACTTCGTGGTCCTCAGTTCACTCATGCCTGGGGTGACGAGGTAGCCGCTTGGAGGCAGACTCCTGATGCAGCCGGTATGACTGCATTTGATAACCTTCGTGTTGGTACTCGTTTAGGACGTAACCCTAGGATCCTAGTCACTACTACACCAAAACGTGTCCCACTATTATATAAACTCATTGAAGAAGCTAAGACTGGTCGCGTAGTGATCACTAGAGGATCTACTTTAGATAACTCAGGCAACCTATCTAGTGCATATCTAGATGCTATAACCGGTGTGTATGCTGGTACCAGGCTAGCCGCTCAAGAACTCTATGGAGAGATGCTCGATGATGTCGAGGGCGCTCTCTGGACTCAAGAGCTTATCGATAGAAGCCGTGAGTCAGGTATGCCTTTAGGCACTCCACTTCGTATCATTGGTGTCGACCCGTCAGTAGCCGAGAACCCTCGTGATGAGTGTGGCATTGTTGTTTGTGCTGCTACTGCAGACAGAGACTTATACAAGAGACAGGCTTGGGTACTTGAAGATGCATCTGTCTTAGGTTCCCCTGAAACATGGGCTAACAAGGTTGTTGAGATGGCTCGCAAATGGGGCTGTCCTGTAGTTGCTGAAGTGAATCAGGGTGGGGCATTAGTTCGCAATGCTATCAATGCTATCGACCCTAACATCAAGGTATTAGAGGTTCACTCTAAACATGGTAAAGCGCTTCGCGCTGAGCCAGTAACCCTTGCTTATGAACAGGGTCGTGTTCATCATGTTGGATTCTTGGCAGACTTAGAAAGTCAAATGTATTCTTGGATTCCAGGTGAGGGTAAGTCCCCTGATAGAGTCGATGCTCTTGTTCACGCGATGACTGCTCTGCTCATCAAGCCGCCAATGGGATTTAGTGGGGGTAAGATTACTGCTCGTTCATTAGGTAATCGCAAGATAGACATTGGTCGTAATGGTGATGGCAAGCGTGGGGGTAGTATCTTTAGAGTTAGGTAGTAAGCCGTTGCCTAGCCGTTAGGCTTAGCCGTTGGCATAAAAAAATAACTCCCCTATTGCTAGGGGAGTTATTTATTTTTTAGGCTATTCGCCTGTTGCTCCACAAGGTGTTGCACCTGCACAGCAATCGAAACAAGCCTGTTCTCTGTATTGACTGGTTGGGATTAGTTCTAGGACAGAGTTTAGGCAGGTGTCGCATAGGGCTAGGATAAAGGCGTGAGTGGAGTCGTTCAATAGTTCGCTTGTTGCTTGGTTCTGGCAGTTCTCATACTCACAAGCAAAACCTAAACCCTTACAACCTGTTGCTGTGTATGTGATGTAGTCCTTGACTACAAACTTTTTGCTGTTGCTCATTTTTTACCTTTCATTTGTTTAGTTAGACTTTTATCTAACTACTTATAGATTACTACTTTTTGGGGATTAGTCAAGTTCATTTAGGTATTTATCTCATAAAGTTTATAACGCTTTTGTTATCAAATTAGACACTATTTAGAGGGCAGCTAAGGCAGACACTAGGCAAGGGCTAGGCAAGGGCTAGGCAAGGGCAGACACTAGGCAAGGGCTAGGCAAGGGCAGACACTAGGCAAGGGCTAGGCAAGGGCTAGGCAAGGGCAGACACTAGGCAAGGGCTAGGCAAGGGCAGACACTAGGCAAGGGCTAGGCAAGGGCTAGGCAAGGGCAGACAC